ATTACCCTTATTACCGAATACGCTGTACCCGGGCTTTAGATCGGCTACGTTCACTCTGGTTGTTACTACATCCGCTTGGCGGTTTAATTCATTGAATTGTTTTGTTAACATACGTTTATATTTTTGGTTAACGTGAATATACGATTGGTATTGTGCCTAGCCCCGATTAATTAATTGCCCATTATTATTGATAATACCCAGGCCATTGTAATGGCAGTTGATACTACGATTGCTGATCCAATAATTACTACTACTAATGTTAATGCTTTATTTTTCATGTTATTATTTTTGGTTGACGTGAATATATGAGCGGGGCTATACCCCGCCCCGTTTTATTTAACTGGCTGTCCTGTGAATTGCTCCATCAACTGGAGGAATTGAGGTAGACACTCTGCTGCTGTACGTCCTTTGAGCCCATAATAATTTTTAAGGTCACGGAGTTTCACTTGTCGGTTCTGAATCCCCTTACTCATCAGGCTCAGATAATACTTGTGTACGGCGAGCTGATAGCTGAAGTAATTGATCGTACCCTCTGAGGTGCTTACGGTTGGAACGTTTTGTTTTCCTGCTTGTACATTTAGTACTGATTGTTGGAATGGAGTCATAATTAATAATTTTTGGTTAATGGGAAAATAACGATGGGACTCTGCCGAGCCCCATCTAATTGGTTTATATGGTATTATTAACCTAGAAATTCGAAGGTAATACTACATACCCCTTTTTAATACTAAATACGTTTGTGTAGATCTTAAACTTTACTAGTCTAATGTACTTCATAATTATTGATTTTTGATTAATGTGAATGTATGAAATGAATTTTGCCTTACCCTAATTATCTAATCCTACCAGGACCAAATCCATGCTGTGCATTAATAGGACATCCAATACGTCTTGTTGTACAACTTGTTAATAATACTACTGTTAATACTGTAGCGATCGCTATGTAAATACTAATTCTAAGAATTGATTTTTTCATGTTTTTTATTTTTTGGTTAACGTGAATGTATAATTACTATTCTGCCCCCTCACGTGCTATTATCATTTCAGCTACTAAATATCCTAATGCTAATAGGAAGTTTAGGAACATAATTAAACACGCTGCTTCATTCTCTAACCTAAATGAGACGATGAAGTTAAGAATAATAAATCCAATCATCATTAATCTAAATAATAATAATTTTTTATTCATAATTTTATTTTTTTGGTTAATTAAATATACGCGTTGTGTTTTGCCTTAACTAATTACTTCAAACTGATCCACCTCCCAGATCATTCCTAACATACGCCCATTATCCCACTTTACTGTTATAACATCTGCTCCCACATTTAAGACAATACCTTCAGTTCCTGACTCTATGGGGAATGGATCCTCAAACATCTCTATCAGTTTTACTCGTTTGCCTACTAAATCGTAAATCGATAAATCACTCATTTTAATTGTTTTGGTTAACATGAATATACAAAACGGATTGTGCCATAAAAAGAGCCCCGATGTAGAAACATCAGGGCGTATTAACCATTAAAAATTAAAAGTATGACCGATTTGAATGATGGGGGTGTTGCTGGTAAAAGGATCCCTTGTGCCCGTATCTGCTTCCAAACTTAACCTCCTGTACCCACGTTTGTTCATCTGGACGATTTTCTGGATAGGTGGATCGAAAGGTGGGATCGGAAATCATTTCTCCTTTAGCCGGCTTACCGTATAATAATGTTATTAGAAAAAATTTGATTTGATTTATCATAATAATAATTTTTGGTTAGTATAATGGTAAAAAAAGGACCTCGCCGGAAATACATCTCTGACGCGAGGCCCTACATAAAATAGACCATTAAGCAGCTACTGCTGCGGTCTCGGTTTTAATGCCGGTACCTTTTGGGCGACCTGGCTTTATTGCAACTCCTGCTGCTGCGCGTGCAGCCTGAGCTGTTAAACGGGCTTGACGCTTGCTTTCCGGATTAGCCGGTCTGCCTCGTTCTATAGAACCACCCGCCGCAATACGTGCATCGCGGGCAGCTAATTTAGCTTGACGAGCTGATGTTCCTACTACAGGACGACCTCGCTTAGCTGCTGCTTTTTCTGTTATTACTGCTGTAACGATTTCTGCTGTTACTGTCTTTTTCTCCTTTGTAGCTGGAGTAGCTTTAGTTTTTGTACCCATAACCTTAATTTTTGTTTTTTAATTATTAATTGTATAACGTGAATGTAGTGAAAAAACTGTGCCTAAAACACGATGTAATTAATTGCTTCCTCTCCTATACCAACACCATCCTTAGTGATCTCATAATTTGGATCCATACCTGAAATCATGATGTGGGCGATTAAATCACCTAATGTTGTAAACTCAGCACCGTAATAAGAACAATTTAAACTATACATAATTTTAATTTTTTGGTTAACGTGAATGTACAACAATAATTTTGCCTTATCCACGTTTCGGTCTACCTCTCTTACCGCCAGACTTAGCCGTACGAACAACAGCCTCACGCGCGCGAGCCTCTTTGATCGAAGGATCGAGCGGCTTCCGTCCACGCTTTCCACCTGGTGTCTTTGGTGTCTTGGGTGCTGTACTTGTGCTTTTAGGTCGCCCACGCTTACCACCCGAAACACTTGCTCTACTCGCTTTATCCGCCTCTAACTGCGCTTTAACCGCCGGATCCATTGCTGGACGTCCTCGGCGTCCACCCTCAACCTTGGGTCTGGAGTTACGCTCAACATCTCTTGCGCGCGCGCGCTCATCCTTCTCTTCCTTCCGCTCCATCAGATCAAGTGCTTGACGGTGCTTAGCAACTGATGGGTGTACAATCACTTGGTTCAAATCATAATAACGTCTGCTTCCGCCATCAGCTGATATCTCAAACCCACCATTAGGCATCAGGCTGTACTCACCAGGCTCGTGTCGCTTGATCAGTTCAAAGTGACCCCCACGCTCGTAAAAAAAAGCGGCTGGTAGTACGCGTGTACCTGGTTTGTGAGCCTCAAGTATCGGATCAATGTCTGTATAAAAAGGTATGGTACCAATCTTGTGGCCACCTACAATAAAATCCCGTTCTGCTAATTGCATATTAAATATGGTTTTGGTTATCGTGAATATAATGACACAACATTGCCTAACAAAAAATATTGGTTGGCAAAACAAATCGCGTATATTCATGGTTGCGAGTTTGCAGGCGCCTAATGAAACGGGTGAAGAGATCAGAGGTAGATTCCTTAAGATTTCTTACGCGTGTGCGTATACAAAAAAACCACCACCCCCCATGACGGGGGATGATGGTGTATTTTTAACCAAAAAAATGTCTTGAAGCAGTTACGCTGCGTCTATGGGGTTTAGTGGGATGAAGTGCGCTGCGAACTCCTTCTTGGGCGCCGCCTTACCATATCCCTTTCTACTAACTGAGTGTATGTAATAAAAATCTCTCCACTCACTCATCATATAATAACGTTGTCCACGGCGTACTCTACTACCCATATTATCAGTAAAACCTCTATAACATTCGTACGTAACGCCTGGTTGTGCTTTAATTTTTAATTTCATTTTAATTTGTTTTGGTTAATTGAATTTAGTAATAAAACTTTGCCTAACAAACTATTTTTCTAACCAATCTTTAATTCTATTTTTACCTCTATCAACTAAAAAAGTCAAAAACATATAAGCAATAACCATAACAAACAAATACCAAATATATTTGAATGGTGGTATTGCACGCAAAATGTAGGAAACAAGTAATATAACAAATGTTATCCAAAACATTGGTGTGGCAAAAATGTATTCAGGTCCAGATCCGAATAATAAAATCATAACTAATTATTTTTGGTTGACGTAAATATAATAAAAAAACTTTGCCAAAAAACAGTATATACTTTTCGAAACAATTAAATGGAACGGGGTGGGGCGAAGCAAAAAACCTTTTCACAACTATCCATACCACATACTCACCACTTATTCCACATACATAATTAATCGTATATATGGTCTATATTATAAACCAATTTATATTACAAACAAAACCCTGTTTTCCACCCACTACTATAAACACTTTGCATAAAAAAATACGTTATCTGTTGCGTATCAGCGCAAAAAAACGTATGTCTTTATTTTTTCAATTGGCGCATTGTATCTATAATTCCCCACATACAAACGCCGTATAACAAAACTATTGATATTCCAATTACATATTCCATATTATACTATTTCAACAATTCAGCCAATAAAAAAATAACTAAATTAAACAAAAAACCTATAGCAAATGCTACATTAATAGCATTCATACCATACCTTACCTCTTCATCCTTAAACAACTTAGGTAACAAAACACCAAATAAACAAAGTGCTATTATAACAATACTATCGATTAAAATTAGATTACTTGTATTCATAACATTTATTTTTATTTGATGTGAATATACACACAAAATTGTGCCTAATTAAATTTTATTTTCACCGAATATTTCCCCGTCCTGTGCTTCCATATCCGCTGGATTATTATTATCATTCCATTCATCCACAGTGATATCTACTCCCCATTCATCATCCCCCCACACATCATCACTTTCACTCATTTTGGTTAATTCATATTCCTCTATGATTTCCCTACATATACCAACTAAGCGATCTTTATATCCTTTTTCTCTATCATCTAATCTGTCATTCATTGCACTTAAGCAATCTAATAAATCACGGTATGTGTTTTCGAATCTGCAGTAAGACATGTTTGCCATTTTTATGTTTTTTTGGTTAAATAATTTATTATGTAGTGAATGTACGATTATTATTTTGCCTACTTCAACACATTATACTTATCTTCACTAATCATTTTTAGTATCGTTTTAGCATTTTCTTTCACCTTAAAACCACCATTGTTATGACATGTTGTACCTACTACTGTATACATTTCATGTTTTTCATATTGTTCTTTCTTTTCATATTCATATATGTGACCAATTGAGTCAACATTAATGTAAATTAATTTACCATCGAAGTTACTTGTTAATGCAATAATTTTCATAATTTTATCTTTTTGGTTAATTGGAATGTACGATCATTATTTTGCCATCCTAATCTTTTGGTTCATTATCGATAATATCTATAGTTATTATTTCGCCATCAACAAAACGATTAATACTGAATAATTCTACTTCCACTCCGGTATGTATTAATTCTCCTATTTGTTGATGTATTTCATTTAGTTGATCTTCATTCTCTAATGCACCACATTGATATGCAACTGAATCATTATATTTTATTCGATATGCCCCGTATGGATTCTTTAATTCCTTTATTTCCATTATTAGGTTATCAAATGCGTAATTTTTTGTTCCGTCTTTAGTAATGTATTTACCTTTATCATCCGTCTTATATGTGGCTGAGTAATGATATCCACAATTTTGACAGTTAATATATTCTTCTCCTGTTTTGTAATAGAAGTCGCAATATGCTTCGTATTTGCAATTTGGACAATCGATGTAGTCAATAACTGATCCCATATGTTTTTATTTTTTGGTTAATGTGAATTTATAAATTGGATTTTGCCTAATCACAACCAAGTATTGTTACCTGGGTATAATATTTGTACTCTCAATTATATCCCCTCGTACATAGCCGAGCCCTGTTTTCTTGACTTCAACCTGATGTCCTGTTGATGTTTTTTTAATATACTTGGCTGGTATTAACTCAGCACTTTGAATATAAACCAGATTACCTTTCTTCATAACTATTTATTTTTTGGTTAATTAAATATATGGATTAGATTTTGCCTAGAGCGTCATACATTTCATTCTTGGCTTGTTCTGTTATCGCTTTACTCATTCCGCCAATATGAAACTCAATTATTTCGTGTTCGTGTAGTATTTTATATTCTTTCCAATCATATACTGTAAATACATCACCATTATCTGTTTCCATTTCCCACTCATAATTAACCTTATCCATACCTGTATTATCAACACATACTGGTTCACCCAATAGCTTTCTTAATGTATGGACTGTAGTACCTACTGTTGTGTCGTGGAATGATGTACCACCTGTTGATTTGTTTGTTTTACGCATAACTTATTTTTTGATTAATTCAATGTACAAACATTACTTTGCCTCTTCAATCTCTACTGATTCGAGTATTTCTACAGCAACAAATTTACCACCATTCGCTACAATTCCATCGTATATAGCTTTTGCTTTATCCTGATCGAAATCTAAACTGTTAGTAATAAATTTACCATCAACTTGGGTAAAATAGGTTGTTAAACGATTTGCGTTTATTTCTTTAACGAATTCAATTTTCATAATTATTTATTTTTGGTTTAAATGAATATACGATTGTTACTTTGCCAATGTTACTAAAGCAATTGGTATATTAAGTGAATTACCATATTGTCCTTTAACTGTGGCTCGTTTGCGTCTAATTTCTGTAATGGTAAATATTATTCCTTGTGTTCTGGCATGATTAACTGTTACTTTGGAGCCGACCTTAATTTGGTCCTTAATATTTTCAATTTTTTCGTTTTGCCTACCCCTAAGTATACCAACAATCATATTATTCATTGCTCGTAGATCTTCGGTACTCATTGCGTTGTAATCGCTCATTTTTAATTTCATAACTATTAATTTTTGGTTAACGTGAATTTACGACTTGAGTTTTGCCTCCAAGTACATTTCATCAAAATCCATCCATTTACCACCATATTTATAACTATCAACTAATACTAATACTTTATCACCTGTTTCTTCCTTAGCAATCATACTAAAACCAAATCCTTCACATATATGTGGTACTCCATATCCTGGTGTTAGTTTAGACCATTCATAATATACATCAAAGTCACCATCAAAGCCCATGTTATTTAGTTGACAATACTGTTTACTGAAATCTGCCATATTATTTTGTTTTTGGTTAGTGGAAATATACGTAGGAAGCAGTGCCATTAGGCATCTGCTTTATTGTTATCAATATAATTTTCTAATGCATCTCTAACTGCTGCTTTAATTTTACCTTCATTTAGATCAATACTATCTAATTCAACTTCTCTATAACTCATACTTAATTCATAATCATCTACTATATCTGTTCCTTCACTAGATAATGCTTCTGATATGTCTTCACTTAATGTTTTAACCATTTCATCTGATATTTCAAATGAACCTGATTCTTCAATGTCAGTAATCATTTTAATAACTTGTTCTACTGAATAAAATCCAGGTAATTGTTTTCCTAATAAGTCAATTGTTTCTTGCTTTGTCATAACGATTTGTTTTTTGGTTTAATTAATTATTTATAACGTGAATGTACGATCATTACTTTGCCTCTTTTACTTTCTTTACTGTGTAAGAATATTTGTAGTAGTGTCTCTCCCCAGGTGTTAGGTGTTTTCTTCTATTTTTAGCATATTGTTTTGCTTCTTCATGGCTATCAAATGTAGCTACTACTTTACCACTATATTCGCTTATGCGACCACCTTTTTGAATTACTTGTGTCATAACTTATTATTTGTATGAATGTACGAACACTATTTTGCCGTCAACATCTCTTTTACCTTAACAAAATAATCTTCTATTTCCTTAACAAAGGTCATTGCTCGATTTTTAGTTTTTGCATATGCAAAGAACTGACAGTATTCACTATCGAAATCTATTCCTTTGCAGTTAATTTTTGCTTGAATGAATTCTTCTACTTCATAGGCACCATCAAATTCCTTCATTGTTTCTGATTTGAGTAGTTTACCTGTAATGGTGAATTGATCATCCCAGTCATATTTTTCGACTGATAATCCAAGTGGTGATTTGTAAATACTTTGCATAACTCTAATTTTTAGTAGTCAGGACAGGACTTGAACCTGTATGAAAGTCGCCCAATGCTCTCTCCGTATTGCCGTTCTTTATTGCGGGGGCTTTCGGCACGGTACGTCTACTCTATTTCGCCACCTAACTTTATAATGTGAATATACGAATACTACTGTGCCTTCCAATCGCCATCTTCATCCATCCATTCAGACCAATCATTGAGAATGGCTTCATCTGTTATACCAACATAATCTTCAAATGAACTATAAGCAAGTATGCAATCAATATAGTTGTCAATATAACCAATTGGTATATCACCTTCTGCTGTTAATACATCTCTAATGCGTTGTTCTATTTGTTCTTGTGTCATAATTATTTATTTGTGTGATGTGAATATACAAACACTATTTTGCCTATTGGAATAATTCTTTTATGATTTGTTTATGAGCCCATTTTATCATTTTCTGTGCTGTTACTTCATATTCATCACTATCTCCATTCATACAAATATCCCATTTTTCTTGATTAAATTTAGGGTGCGTTTTAACTATTTTAAATTCGTATTCTTCATAACCTTCAATTTCATTAATGTTATTTATAACGAATTGTTTAATATTCTTTTTTAACTTCTTTATCATAATTATTTATTTATAGAGTGAATGTAGGAAAGAAGTAGTGCCTAAGCATCTACTTCTTCTCTCATTACACCATAAGATATAGTTCCTTGTTCTAATTGATAACCGAACTTAATACCTACATTTCCGTTTCTATTCTTAGTAAATGTAATATAAGTACCACCACCATCTCTTTCAGATTCGCGTCTCATTTCACCCATAGCATCAAACAAATGCTTCAGTTTATTACTACCTACGAATTCGCCTTGTTTAGTTACTTGCTGAATGGCTAGAAACGATGTATATTTTCTTTCTGTATTATCACCTTTGTTATGCTTAACACATATATCAACAAACCATGCTTCAGCGGTTTTTCTATCCCAACCATTATCATCACGTACACCATCGATGATTTCAGCAGCACTATCAATTAGAATCAAATCCCATCCTTGTGCTAATACTTGCTCAAACACATCTTTAGTATTATACTCAAGATAATCCGCCATGAATAATGTCTTAACAAATCCGAATTGTGGGAAGCGTTCTGTGTATTTGAACATTTGCTTACGTCCCATTTCACCACTAATAAATAAACACTTACGTTGTCTATTATGATTCTGGACCATAGCTAATACATCAAGTAACACTGTAGTTTTACCTACACCAGGATCTCCAATCATCATATAATTTGATGCACACGGAATACCTCCTTCTTCACTAAATAACTGATTAATAACTTCGCTTTCTGTCTCCATTGATTCCAACATACGTTGGTCAATATTTAATTGATTAAGCATTGTAATTTGTCCGAAATCGATCAACGACGGAACATGAACTACATTTTGTACTTTAGAGGGTCTACCTCTTCTTTTTTGTTGCATAACTTATTATTTTTTGGTTAACGTGAATGTACGATTGTTATTTTGCCCTACACATTTTCTTCTAGGTAAGTAATTATGGTTGTTTCTAAATCACCCTTAACTACTTCACCATTCTCATCATACACATCATATTGTGTGTAACCTAAGCTAACACTGTCTTCTAACACTGTAACGCTATATATTTCTTCATTATACTCAACTTCGTATGTTGTTTCTTTTTGTATCAATTGCACCATAACTTTTTATTTGAAATAAAGATAGCTAGGCAATTTTGCCTAGCCAATCTTATAACCAAAAATCAAAATTCTTATTTAACCCATTCATCCATAGCCACTTGCATTGCTTGTGCTGGTGTAATGGCATCGTCTTCTCTCATTGTTTTTAGAGCCGAATAAATCACTTCTATTTCTAAACCATGTTCCATTGCTTCATCCAATAAAACACTTATCACTTTCATGTCTGTTTGTGCGCTCATTTTATTTAATTTTTACTTATAAATATAGTGTATTACGCTTCCCCTACAGGTCCGGTATAATACATTTTACCTGAATTTATTTTAGGATCTTGTTCAACTAAATATTTAAGTATCTCAATATGTTGAAGAAGCATTTCATCGTGTTGTGATTTATATTTCATCAACTCCATTATTTCCTTATTTTGGATGTGTTGTTCCTTATCCAATAAATTAACTTGTTGTTGTAGTTTATTTATGTGGAGAATAATTGAAAATGAAATTATTGCTAATATAATAATAAATGCAAATATTACTTCTACCATGTTTGATTTTTATCTTTTTGTCTTTTCTTTAATTCAACCCATTTCAATTGATCCTCTAATGACACTAAATCACTAAATTTTCTTTCAAGTAATGGAATATACTTCTTTGGTCTTGCCGGTTGATTTAGATTTCTATCTAATCGTCTGTCTGCTTTACTCTGAGCATCATCTTTGGTTTGAATAGCCATTTATGTTTTGGGGTTTAGTTACGAATTTAAGTATAAACGATTGTGATTATATTCTGCTACAGCATTACCTTCAGCTAACATACCATAAGTATATCTAATGTGTTGATACATTTCATCTAATGATCTCTCAGATACACTACCTAATTCTTTAGCGAAATAATTATTTGACTCATCAACTATATTTTGTGGTGTGTCTGGTAGTCCACAGTAATTTGCTTCGCCTACTTCTGATATAAACATTCCACTGTATAAACCTTTTAGATTATGTGCTTCAACAAATTTATCTGCGTTACACCAAATGAATATACATTCTTTATTTTGCAACAAAGGAACTGTAGCTGGACCAATAATCATTCCTATTGCTCCGAACTGTCCTATAGCAAACAACCCATGTGGTGAACCATGTCCCATCATCATGATACGATCATGTTGTTTGATTTGTTCATCTACTTCATCTTTAGTCACTCCCCCACTGATGATTGTTACATCATCAAAGTCGGGGAATGATTTTAAGTTCATATAGATTGGTGTTAAAAAATCCGTTGATCTGTCGTTTGGATGTATTACTAATGTTTTCATAACCTTTTTATTTGAATTGAATATACGATTGTTATTTTGCCAATTTATCTAAATCTTCTTTTAATCGTCTATGAAATGATTCCTCACTGTCATCACAGCTAATCAACCAATCAATACGCTGAGCATATACGTGAGCTTTTCTGAGTATCTCTACTCCTTTTTTAAACTCCTCGATAACTTCGTCGGAATACTTATAGTGGTTCAAATCCCCAGGGTATTTTTTATACCATTCAGGATCTCTCCAACCTTCATCCTTCAATTCTTCTCTTGTTTTAGGACGACCGCTACGTTCTATTCTTTGCTCAATCTCATCAGCAATCATTGTAATGTTGTATTGTTTGTAATCAAATGTTCCTCCGCTCATAGTATTTATTTTTTATATAGTTCTTGATGATTAGATTTCTCTAGTACAGCTTTCACCTCCGTCCACCATTCATACCCTCTATCTGCTCCCATATACCCTAACACCTCATTGCAGATGCTAATAGCAATGTCCTTAGCAGTTATGTAGTTCTTCTCGTGTGAGAGTTCAAAGCACCATCTGCTGTATGCTTTGGTGTATAACTCCTGTGCTTTATCCTGCGCTGTTGTCATTTTCTAATCTATTTAGTTCATTTCTTAATGAATCAATACTATACCCTTTATCGTATTTAGTTTTTGGATTTAATTCCTTAATTTGATCAGCTAAATCTTCTCTAAGACCATCACTATACACTTTATGTTCAATAGCGTCAGCTAGATCCTGCATTTGATCAGTTCCATATACTGATATTCTTAAATCATAACATTCCCATTTAGTTTTATAGTCAGTGAGTTGAATACCTTTAGTTAAGCGTTGTTCTAAATCATATAAACGGTGGTTTCTAATCCTAACAATTGAATTATCACTACCAAATAAATGTAAAAAACGTAATACCCACCTTGGACACCATTTAGGTTTAGCTTTGTAATCCATAAAGATTACTAGCGGTTCCATTGCTTTGAATATATCTCCATCTTCATTCCAAGGTACTGAGCCTAGATATTTATATCTTTCATGGAAGTTTTTTGGAAAGAACACAGCACGGATATCATCTAATGTGATGTCTCGGGTGTGAATGTATTTACGTTTTTTACCTTTAAATATTATCATAACGTGAATGTACGACTATTATTTTGCCTACTAGTAATTTTCATCACAATCATAACAATTATCTTCATATGATTCAAGTAATGAATCTAATTCATTTTCGCATTTATCAGCAATATGATATGATTTTCCTACCTCAAACATAATATCACTAATATTCTCTTCACCTTTTAAACCATCCAATGCGCGTCTAATATCCGCTAAATCAGATGAAATGTTTTTAAGTGTTTGTAGTTGCTCATTAGTTAAAATGTTTGCTTTAGGAGTTGCTTTAATCATTTCCTGTAATTCTTGTACTGTTGTTTTTTTCTTTGTTGCCATTTTATATTGTTTTATTTGTTTCTATTTTTAATCCGTAATTCATATCAAACATAGCCATTTGTCTACTAGCATATGCTTTAAGTAGGTGTTTTTGTTTCTTAAGGTATTTCACCCCCCATTCTCTCCATTCTTTATTTTGTTCTTCAGTCATTGTCCATTGCTGATACCAATTATCAGTTCGACCTTTAATATCTTCGAATGTAACGTTGTGACCTGCTATTTCAAACATTTTGTTGATTATTGTTTCAACAATGATTTCGTCTTTACTTTTCTTCATTTTAATCGTCGTTTACTACTTTATCAAATATCTTCCTTACTAACCACTTAGTGGTTTCCCAAACAATTATTACAACCGCTACTTGTATCATTTTATCTTTTATAACGTAAATGTAAGATTATTATTTTGCCTTAATTAATTTTATTTCGTTTAATAAATCTATTATAATATGAACATAACGGTTTTAAATTACTGTAGTGGTTTAATTTAATTACATCTTCTGCTGTTTTAGCTGTACTTAATGGAATAATATGGTCTATATCCCAATATGTATTAGGTTCTAATATCAATTTACCTCCTCTATTATCCCAATTCATCCAAGGTTCAAATTGAGATTCAATATGTTGGCGAAATTCCTCTAATGAACATCCTAATGTATTAGCAGTGTTACTATTCTTATTAAAAGATTTTTTTTCAAAAGATCTATATATTAATGATCTTATATTTTTAGCCAAAGCAAAATTAGGATCTTCATTTCTTCGTTTAGTATGATACTTATTTACAACCTCTTGTACTTTTTCTTTATTTTTTTCTTTATATTGTTTATAATATTCTTTTCTTTCAGAAAAATATTTCTTCTGTTTTTCCTTATTATTCGATTGATATTCTTTAGAATATTTAAGTTTTTCTTCTTTATTTTTTTGGTAGTATTGTTTACTCCATTCCTTTATATCAAACATATGTTATTTATAATAAATATAAGAAAGGGGCGGAAGCCCCAATCTATTTTATGCTGTCAGATATGAACCTGCTAATTCAAATAATTGCTCATTTAATTCAATATCCTTCTGGAATGATGTTACTGAACGTGCTTTGCGTTGTTTACGTCCGTAGCTATAGCTACCACCCAACACTTTCTCTTGTACTCTATTAAATACAGCCCATAAATCATTACCTTGATCTTCAGTACGAGTCGCTTCAAGTAATTCCATAACATTAACTGTTGCTTTGCTACGCAATGATATTGCTTTATAAGCGAAATCAGTCATTTGAGCTTCAGTTAGCTTTGTTGATTTAAACAGATTAATCTTCTGTACCAGACCTGGTAACTTCTCAATTACCTCGTTTACTTTCGCCTGTAACGATTCAAATGTGTAATTCATATGGCGAATGCTCACATTACTAAAATCCGCATCACTAATAACCAATCCATTACTACATACTAAGCGGAATATACCTACTCTAAAGTTAAATGCTGCTTTACCATCATGACTATTTGTCAATAGGATTTGTGGAAACGCATCATCACCATTTTTACCCTTGATCTGAATGTCTGGGTGTCTAAACACGACAATGTGTTTTTGGAATCCTTTAAATTTCTTAGATTTAACTTCTTGTGCTTTAGTTACCTGCCAACCTAGAGCCATTAAATCCTCTACCACACGTGATGTTGGTGTTTGGATATACTTATCTGTTAAATGGGCTGCTTTTTCAGTAGTAAATACTGATGGAGCCATCATTTTGATTTGATCCAGCGAATATGAATTGCCGGTCATCATAGCATCTGTGTTTAATTCTTGATTCATAACTTATCGTTTTTGGTTTTTAATTTTTTAACACGATGAAGATACAACCTAGATTTTGCCTCCCAAAGCTACCTTGTAAAAGTGATATTTTGTCCATAAGTAGATGCGTAATATGTTCCACGTGGTAGTCCACTAACGCTTATAGTAGCTCCATTTGCTATATAACTATAATTTCTAACTATACTTCCAGATATATTTGATACTATCATTACCCCAGCAACATTACAAGTAATATTGATGCGTCTACTGCCTGAGTTGTAATTAAATTTAGTAATGACTATTGGACTAGTACATGCTCTGAATAAGCTATCAGAATTAGGTAGGCCTACACATCCTGTTGGATCAAAGGTATATGATCTTGATTGTGATCCATTAAGGCATGGTGACCAGGCACTATATTTGAATGAACATGATATTGGTATTATTCCGTTATATTGGTATATGCCTATAGATGGTGTTGATCCAATTAAATTACCAGCGAAATCTTTTGTTAATCCTACATTAACACCATTACTTACAGCATATGATGTAGCTAGTAAATTATAATCCCAATATAATGGGTTTATATTAGTTGTATCAACCCATGTATTTCCCGTTGATCCTCTTTCAGTTATATCTAATGTAAAGTTTGTTATACTACCCTTAGAAAGTTTATAAATATTGTTTGTGTGTGTTAAGTTAGTACCAGTCCATTGACCTGTTCTTGCAACAGCAGCACCATTACTTATTTGGAATATATTATTCTTAATAACAACAATTCCTGCTGTGAGATCGGCTGTAGCCATAGCAATCATATTTAAATCTCCTGTGCGGCTAGTTACAGTTTGAATAATAATGTTATTGTAGCATTGTAGATTAGTTACTTTAGTTTTATATTGACCATTATTGTTGATATAAATTAATGAGCTAGAGTTAATAATCTTATTGTAAGCAATAACATTATTCATCTGTGGGTTGTTGGCTATACCATCAGCATTAGAACCAAACTCAAATGTTCCATTACAATCGTAGAATGTATTGTACATAACAATATTATTCATAACTGTATCTCCTTCTTCAAAAAATTCAACTCCACCCCCATCATATCCATAATCATAACTCACTGAGTAACAATCATGTAAGTAATTGTTTGTGAATGTGTTATTTCGGCTTGAAATTTGAACAGGCACTCCACCATAATCATCATCTGGATTAACAGAGGTTGGTGTATTTCTTATCATCCTTAAATTACCTATATCACAGCTATCTATTGTTTGTGCTCTAGATGTTGATGTTATATAAACACCATATCCAATCCTATCCATTGTGCATTTTCTAACAACAACACCACTAGAATTACTTTCTACTGTAAATGCAATTTGAATCTTTGCTTGTGTTGTTCTATCTGTAAATGAAATAGTTGTATCAGATATATTCCAACCATAAAATATTACATTAGTACATCCTCTTAATGTAACCAATGAACTGATTGTAGCACCATTACCCCAAAATAACGGGTCAGCACCGGTTCCATAAGTACCAAAATAAACATTTGATTTGCTTTGTAATGTTAATGTACCAGTGAATTTAGAACCTTTAGCAAATAATACAGAATCACCATTAGATACATTACTCTGTACTTTAGATAGTGTTTTCCATGGTGTGTTGGGATTTTGTGCTTGTGTAGTAGTGTAAGTATCGCTTCCTGATTGGTTTACATAAAATTTCCTTGCTTGCGCCGTAAACATTGTAATGATTAACGTAAACAGCAGAACTAGTTTTTTCATTGATGAGAGTTTAATTATAAACATAAATATGATAAAAAAAGCCCTCAAAATGAGGGCTTAATGCGTAAATGAAAAGTAATTCAAATTACTTATTCTTGATAAGTGACCATACAGCACCAACTGCTGTGATAACTGCTCCAATTACTTCGTTAGTTACAGCTTCTGTAGCTATACCTTTAACAATAAGAATACCACCTACAAATGTTAATGCGTGGCGGATAATGCCTAATACTTGTTCTTTGTTCATAATATAAAGTTTTTAATTATACCAATACATATTTGAAAGATATAAAAAAACGCGATTTAGTTATTAATTTAAAATGCTGTATTTGGCGTATATTATTGCTTCGCTGTATCGTTCCATTTCATCTGTTGTATTAGGTGGAAATACTTCATCAACGGCTGCTACTAATTTTTCATTATCGATAGTGCCTTTTAATACCATAGTTTTAACCATTGATTCAATGGCCATACATCTAAGATACATCATTTCTTCTGATACTTTCATAATTTTTGGTTTTAATTTATACCATAAATATAAGATAACTATTTTGCCTTCTTATTCCCGTTTGTAAAAAACCATCCAAATTTATTATTGAACCATAGTTCAAGTCTAATTAATATCTTCCTGAGCATACATTTTCTTTATTGTTTCATAATATTGTTCACGTAATCGTCTTACAGCACCATCAGCACTTGCTAATCCAAAATTAAACATATCGGGCTCTGGATGTTCCATTTCTTTTATTGCTTTAATAATGTCTTCGAATATTCCAAAGTCGAAGTATTTGTCATTTAATGCTTTGTACTTATTTTCCATTTCATACTCTTTAAAAGGTAATTCTAATTGTGTTGCCATATGTTATATTTTTATTTATTTAAGCCAATTATATCCTTCCCCAGGACGTAGTTTTGCTTTGGGTTTTTCTATTATTTTTGCTTTGCGGCCACGTGGTTTGCCTTTTTCATCCTCATCAGGCCACTTAGTATCGGTTACACGTTTATAAAATTGCCCTAGTACGCGTGTACGGTACTCAGGATCTTGTTTTGGGTATATAGGCGTCATAACTTCTTGTTTTTGATTTATAAATGAATCCAAAATTGAATATGAAGAAAAATAATGTCCATCTGTAACCTTTATAGTGATTACCTATTTTCATTAAATTTATTTCTATTAAGTTAAATCCTGGTCTATGCCATCTATTTTGAAATTCTATATTCATAACTTTTTATTTAGATGTAATCTAAGATAAGTTCCTTGCCATAACTAAGATACTTTAGTGCTCTGAATTTAGCTTCATCATCTAATGGCTTAGCTTCTTTATAGTCACTACTCCATACTAATTCACCACCATACATCATTCCACAATAGTATTCTAAATCAGAATTCATAACAATAAACCATTCACGTTTATCGTCTTTTTGCTTTACGCGTTTTGATTTTTCCATGTATCAAATGATATTTCGTTATCGTTAATAATCATATATTCACCGCTAGTACCTAGCGTATCTATGTAGTAATATCTACCTCCAGTAGCCATTCCCTTAATATCAATCTGTTCTTGCTGAGTATGTCCTACTACCTGAATTACTTGCTTGCGCAGAGTATCTTTATTTGATCTCATTAATGATTTAGGTCTAATCCATATTGGTGATTGTCCTTCATTATCACCAGTAGGATCTTGATAAGTATTATAATGTAACATTGTACCGAACTCAAACGTTTTGGGTTTATATCTGAATAGTTCATTTAAGTCCGTAGCTATATTTTCTCTCTTCCATCCATCTTTTCCATATACATTATCCATAAATGTACTACTCACTCCAGCGTGTGTAAACAGAAATTTATCCATTTGATATGCCATTTGTAAGTGATGTCTATTCTCATCTATTACTTGATTAATATTAGGAGCTATACCGAGCTGATATCCACTTGTACCTGTATTACCTATTTCTGGGAAGTAGTGGTGATCATGATTACCAATTAATAGTATAATTTCTGTTTTATGTTCATCTAATGTTCCTACTCTTGAGAATGATGTTTCTTTATATTCAATTATCTCTTTAAAGTTGTGTATTTGATCTAGTCCTGGAATATCCCAAGAATCAAAGTAGTCACCTATAAAAATAACTCGATCTGGTTGTTCTAGATGTGTTATTAATTTCCATATTGAGCGACCATGAATATCACCTATTATTATTGTTTTCATTTCCAAAATAATTGTACTAATATAATTAGTGTTCCTAAAAATAAACAGATTCCTGTTTTAGTTGTGAATGGTTCTTTAAATAAGAAGTAAGACATTCCTGAAAATACTATTACTCCTAATCCAAACCCAAGTAAACGTGAAGGCCATATCTGACCATCAAATGCTGCTACGAAATTCTTTACCGATTGCATAAACATGAATGAAATTGGAATACCCATTAGTACAACAAGCCATGTATACTCTTTCATCCATTGATATTTCAATTGACCTTGTAGTTGTAAGAATGTAGTTACTTGCGCTGCTAATCCCCATAATATTCCCCAAAATATATTCATTATTCTACTGTGTGTTTAATTGTTTCTAATTCTTCTTTACACTCAGGTGTCATTTCTGCTTCAGCTCTATCAAATATTATTTCATATCTACCTACTTCAATTTCCTTAACAAATATTTCTGATTTGAGTGAATCTATTACGTGGTGTAATGAATCAACATTTGGTCTTGTTGATGTTAATGTTGCAATCTGCTCTTTCTGGTTGAATATTATATAAAATAACATTCCGACACTAGATAGACTTAAAGCGGCTCCGATGTACTTTTTCATATTTTAAAATAGTTTTTAATATACGATAATGCGTATTGCATTTCGCTTGTTAATAGTGAAATTAGATTAGTGTGTGAGTTGTGATCACCACAAACACCTAACATATGTAAAATTGTATCCATAATTATATTTTATCTTCAGTATGAACTTTATCATCATCCCAATTTAAAAAATCTTCTCCCTTATAGTCAGGGTGTTTTTCTTTCATATTATCTATGCCTGTAGCCCATGCCCAGCATATAATAACTAATGATACGAACATTCCAATAAAAAAATATATCATAATTTTTAATTTATACTAAATTTGCTTTTTCTGGTCGTTTCTTAATATAGTCTTGTTTGACTGTATTGTATAGGCACATTAAATCACCATCACACTCTTCCATATACGAATATAATTCCTCTTCTGTGACTCTAAAAGTTATTGTGAAGTCTTTTATTAAAGCTTTCATTATGTTAGCTTCATCCTTAGCATAATCTTCATTTAAACGTCTGTGACGTTCCATCCATAACGCTCTTTTTTCATGTTGGTCATCAATACTTTTAATTTTAGCTAAAGCTTCCTCCATCAACTCCAATTCGTATTGAGCTTGATAGAAGTAATCACTCACCTCATAATCACCATTTTTGATTTTATCATATAATGGCGTATATGGATGTTTAGTTTCACGCATTTTAAATCTGCGCCACCAATAAAATTGATTGTATTTGCTTGGCGTAAAAGTAGAAATCTTATCTCTAACGTAACTCATACGATAAAGATAAGATCTTACTTTGCCTAAACCAAATTAAGCTAATAAACTATAGTATTCTTTGAAGTGTTTGATACGATCAGGTAAACCAATAGTACCTCCATTAACGCGTTTTGTAACTGATGTTACTACAGCGTCTGTAGCTCCACCGTCAGCAATCTTATGTAAACCATTCTTATGGAAGAACCAAGCAGCTGATAATAATGGATATTTAGTTGCTACTAAGTCTGGTGTTTCTAATAAGTTTTCAGGTACAACTGCGTCAAATGCTTTGTAATTATCTTTACCTGTTAATTGGATATAACCGCGACCTCTAAATTTATATCCTTCACCTGTTGCCTCAGCACCATTACCCATTCTACCACCATATACTAGATTAGCGATTTTTTCTGGTTTACGCTCGTATAATGCTGCTTTAGCTTCTGTTGGGAAATATTTTTTAAATATTCCTAATAAACCTTTAGCACCATAATTTAAGTTTTCGTTTACTGCTTTGAATCCACCTGATTCATGTCCTGCTTGAGCTAAGAAGTGAGCTAAGCGTAGTGGTGTGTTTAATTCAAATTTAGCCATTGTGTCCGGTAACATTGCTATTACTGCGTCTGGGATGTGTCCTTTTAGTTTGTCTAAGTTCATTGTTATTTATTATTTATTTTTTATTTATCTGAGTTTGTAGGTAATAATCTTCCATACGTCTCAAATCATCTTCTAGTTTTTTAATTCTAGTAGTCTGTTCAACATCCATTGGCCAGGCATTATGCCCATTTGCACTTTCTTCTATAGCACTATTAGTTCTATCTAACTTATCTTTAACCATTTCATAATTATGCTCTAAATTACTTAGTCTACCACTAACTTCTGAATATGCCCATACGGCCATAGCAACAACGACTACTATTTGAACTAGCCATTTTATATTGAGGTTTACTCCGGTTGAATCATTTAGTTGCTTTGTCATTATTCTTCTACTTTAGGTTCTTCTGGTTTGTTTTTAAATGAGAATTTATCTAATGAGTCAGCACCCATTCCAATTGCTGTAATTACCATCACCGCGTTCACTAATTCAGCTGCTGGTTTAAAATGTTCTTCTGTAAATGAATTTGCTGTCATTGTTCCACATAGGAATAATGCTCCTAGAAATGCTATTACTGGTTTAATTGAAGTTGATCCACGTTCATCTTTAAATAAATCGATGATCCATTGTTTAAAGTTCATAATTTTAATGGTTTTATTGGTCATATATAAATATATTAGATAAAAAAAGGCAACCATTTCTGGTTGCCTGGAAGTTACTGTTCTTTAACTATTTTTATGATTTAATTAATTGTTTTGATCCTGTTGTTCCTAACGCTTTGTCTATTCTTGAATCTGTATAAGCCATTAAATTTCTTTTAAACTCTTCTGTGTACTGATCAAATCTATTTCGAGTTTCACTTATTTCTGAGTAGATATTTCGCTCAGTATCTGTTATGTGTCTGTGAATATGACCAACTTCCCCTTGGATGTTTTTAAATTCTTTGTCGTGTCTAATTACCTTCACTATACCTACAACAATCGCCACTATCATAATAATAGCAACCATCGCAAGCATACCAAAAGCAAATGCTAATTGTGTATTCATGTTTTATTTCTCCTGTATGTCAAAGAACAGTAACTGTTATTTTAAAGAACTTCTTTTTTCTTTCTAGTTTTAGTTTTTTTATCTAATTGCTTCTTAATCTCACCACATAACTCATATTCCTCTATTTTGATTAGATCATCCAAACAATTCTTTAACATGTCATTATATTGTGCTTTATCAATTGTAAACAACATTGAACTCATATCTTTAAATGATATATCAAATATATCAATCTTTGCTTTATTGCGTTTAGTTGCGCTTAATACGCACTTAACCATCTTCATAATCAAGTCCGTATCTCTATTCTTCATTAATACAAAGAATTCACGTTGATCTTTAAGATATAAATAATGACATGCCATAACTATAAATATTAGTACCACGTACGGGACTCGAACCCGTGATTCCTCCGTGAAAGGGAGGCGTCTTAACCTCTTGACCAACGCGGCAGTACTGCTGATTTATTGAGTGCACCGAATCTTCAAAACCAGCAAAATAACGGCACTCCCTTTCTTGTTTGTTTTTCAGATCACCCCACAAGTCCGGGTTAACATGAGCGATCTGTTGATCAAGTAGTCAGGACAGGAATCGAACCTATAAGGAAGGAGGATTACTATTAAATCTAACAAATGTTACTAAGTTTAGATTCCTCAATGCGTCTACCATTACGCCACCTGACTATAAAGACCCGATATCCGCGTTTTCATCTCACTCGGGTCATGATGAGCTTCCGACGGGTTGATGTGACACCTGGATTCGAACCAGAAATGACAGAATCAAAATCTGTAGTGTTACCGTTACACCATATCACAATTTTAACACAGACTGAAGCAGAGTACGTACATTTACTTTCCTGCTAGCTTTTCAAAGATGTACACTAGAGTCTTCCCAATCCTCCTCAGAGACCTTTTACAGTCACAGGTACTGTGTGCAACTTTTGAACCTCATTTCAGAGTTGCCAACTGTGTCTACAAACGATTAGAAGAGCTCAGTGTGCCTGTGCACGACATGAAGTCGATTCTGAGAGGCCGGCTCCGTGTTTCGATCTCCTGGCCTAGGAGCTGGTTAATTTACTGTAACTACAGAAGCAATGTTTGATGCTACTGCTGCTGTTACTTCAAATGCTTGTTCACCTTGATCTACTAGGTACTGTACCATTCTAGCTTCAGCTTCAGTTACTGATTCTGAATCAACTAGATATAATACATTTTGTTTTTTTACTTTACCTTTACTGTCTTCAACAGTGAATTGTACTTTTACTTGGAAATAAGTTGCCATAATTAATTGTTTTCGTAAACTGAATAATCGTATAAATGTGCTCTGTATCTTAATAATGCGTTAGCGAATCTAGTTCTTAACTTCATATCATCATATGATTCATCTTCCATTCTACGTGGTGGGCACGCCATATAATAATCGATATTGTCGTTTGTTAATTCAACGTTACTAGCAAACATCATCATTTTAATGAAATTGATAGCGCCATAACCTCTTTTAAATTCGGATGGGATCTTAAAATCCGCATACTTTTGTGCTAATTCGTACATAACTTGTATTTTTATTTGAAGTGAATATATAACTTTTATTTTGCCTAATCAATCAATCCTAAAGCTCTCATATTATCTAATTGATCATCATCTAAATCCCATTCAAACGATTTAGCTTTAATAGTTTGATTTGTCTCAACATCACGAATCTGGTCTGGTGTTAATACTTCACCAACGTATAGGAAGTAGCAATTATAACATAATAGTTCAAGATTATCTAATAGATAATTACATTTGCTACCATCTTTAAAATTCATTAATAATGGTATTTTGTAATCAGTTACTCTACGCTCACTAAACCCACACATATAACATTCATCTCTTAGGAATCCCTCAGCAATACCTCTAATTCGTATTTTTTCTGTTGTAAATGATTCATACCCAGTACCTTCTGTAAATATTCTTTTCACATGAGGTTCTCTACGTCTATTAGGTAGGAATTTAGGGATAGCTTTACCGCTTTGATTTTTGTGAGCTTCAAACAGTGTTGGTGACTCTGGATCATTATCATCCACTCTAAGCGCTTTCATAAACGGCTTTAAGTGTTGATATGAGCAACCTAAATATCTAGCAGCGGCACGAATAGATTTCGTGTAACGCATTGCCGTTTCAATTTGTGATTTTGTAAAATGTTTGGCTGCTGGCATAACTTAAATTTAGGGTAATTAGTTGGGGCCGTAGCCCCATTAATTACTTTGTTTTTTTTACAGTATCTACTGTTGCTTTAGTAGAATCTACTGTTTTTGTGCTGTCAACTTTAGTTGAATCAGTTGTTGTTGCTTCAGTACTTGTACTTCCACCACAAGATGCTAGGGTTGCTACTAATGCAACGATTGCAATTGTTTTTTTCATGTTTGTTTTATTTTTATTTACTGTTAAATTACGATTTTTTCTTTGCCTTCCCACCTTTTTCTCGATCTTGCATAGCTTTCAATAAATACCAAAGATCTGTGGGAGACGATAATTCTACTATTTCCCCTTCATCGTTTTGTAAACCATTTGCTGTTCCGTCTGGGTTTATTCTTTCGTATAAATAGAAGAATATTAGTTCAGATGCTTCTTTTCCAAAGTGGAGTTGAAATAATGAGTCAACTACTAAATAAAATTTTTCATCATATGATGTAAAATCTAAATTTAAATCACCTCCTAGTATCATTGATCTTACTTCAATTTCTTCTAATGTTTGAATAATTTTTTCAAATCGTTCACGATTAGTATCGTCTTCTGATTTTTTCTTGCGCTTAAGCGAAGTATCAGTACCTAGGATATTATCAATGGATTTTTTAATTCCATTAACATGCTCTTCATTATTACCCATAAATTATAGTTTATTGATTAAATCCCTAGCTTCAACACATTTATCGTACTCTTCTTTTTCAACGTAATGTTCGATTAAATGTAAGAGAATAGGTTTCCATTTTTCTTTACCTAACTCAATATAATAACTTGAGTCGGCTATCTCAAAGAGAGAGATTGAAGATTTGTGTTTTTCGATACCGTCTTTTATAGCATAAATTGCTTCGTCTAAAACTGCTTGTTTTATTTCTGGGAGTGTTGTTAGAATTGAGTAATCGGACCCTGGATCAGCTGTTACTCTAAATACAGGGATTTTTCTTCTCATTTTCTTTCTAGTTTTAATCATAACCATTGGTTTATATTATTTTACACAGTAACACTATATGGTTCATTTTTACTATTAGAAGCTTCAATGTAAAAAGAGGAATTAGAAAACATATCAGATAATCTATTTACCTCAGCTTGAGCTTCTTCTTTAGTATCATAAACTCCTTGATGTCCTATATTGCCATAGCCAGAATCTTCTAATACATGCCAATAAGTTCTACCTTCTTTAAGACCAGCTAATTCTTGCATTCTCTTCATTTCCTTCATTGGTTCTTCAGGAGCCGCTTCAGGAGCAGGAGCCGCTTCAGGTGCTGGTTCTTCACTTGACCCACCACCCATAGCATTCTTAATTAATAATTTAATATCAGCAATTGGGATTAAAAATCCAATTACGTTTGCATATGGAACGTCTGTATCCTGAGATACAGTTAAATTGTATTGTGACAATCCTTGATTTAACTTAGATTGTAATTTCTGAGTTGCTTCTGTCTTTTTATCACCCTCAAGTGTTTCTGGTAATACAAATTGTACTTTAATACCCTCTTTAGTTGGATTCTTATTAACTGATACTTTTAATTTAGCCATTATTGTTATTTATATATAAATATTATAAAATCTCATCTACCAGCCCATATTTATATGCTGTTTTTACATCCATATACCACTCACCACGTTTATCTTTAATCTCATTTAATTGTTTTGTTGTGAATTTCGTTCGTGAAAGTAAGTAATCATCATAGATTTTCCACATTCGTTCTCCTTCTTTTACTTCTTGCAAATGCAATTGCAATTTTTCCTGTTGCATTGCCCATGATATTTCATGGTACATGAATGTAGCACGTTGGCTTGCAAATCGCTTATGCCCAGCCGCGTACACTATTAATGCAGCCGACATGGCATGTCCATGACATATTGTGTGAATTGGAGTCTGTGAATTTGAAATGACGTCAACTAAGGCAAATCCATGATACACGTCTCCACCAGGTGAGTTAACTATTAGCTTTATTGGTTCTTTTTGCGTTTTTTTAACGTCCTCCTCATTAATCTCATATATAACTTCTATAACCTCATTAACATTATCTATTTCGATATCACCTATTGACAGTATGCGGCCGCTAGGTTTGTTTGATTTTTTTGGAGAAGCCATAGTAGTGGGTTTTCTCCAATAAATATCTAAATTATTTCAAATTCAATTTCAGTATCTCCAAATCCCCATGATTCACTATTTTCTGTTTCTTTTTGATATGTTATAGCTCGATATGGATCATTAGTTATTTTATTAACACCATCTAAAAATCCACCTCCTCCTCTCCCATGTTCAATATGAAATAGAGCAGGAGTATATATTGCTTTAAGTCCAAAACCATGCATTGCTGCTTTCTTTTGAACATTAGTATCAGCATATAATGAATATATTAATTCTTCTTCAAATCCACGAATCGTATTCCATACCTTATATGGAGCAATTTGAAAATCACCACAACAATTAATTATACTGTAATTATCTCCATTTACTGTTGTTTCTTCAAAGTGGCGCTCTTTAGAAGTTAATATTAAATGTTCTCTTAGTTCTTTCCATTTTTCAAAAGGTATATCGCCATTATGGAATGTTTTAATCATATCCCAATCAGTGTGTCTTCTACTTATTGTATAGAAGGATTCCTGATCTACTGTGTTAAGGATATTTTCTAATTCATCACGTTTAGGATGAATAATATCAATGTTGGTTGATATTAACCAGTCCCCAGTAGCTCTTCTTAATCCAATGTTACGACCCAATACTTCACAACATTTCTGAGCATTAGGATCATTATTGGTTAAAATGGATGCTATTTCAGGTGTAATAACAATATGTTTAAAATTACCTTTAAACTTAATATTATCTTTAATGTCATATAATAAACTATGGGTTTCTGAGTTCCAATCAACATATATTACTTCATCATACGTGTCTATTGCTGAATTAAAACAATATGTTGCTCTTTCATTTAAATGCCCTCCATAGTTATCATTTCGAGATACTATAACTGCTGATATTTTCATTATTTAAATTGATTAAAATAAATTTCTAAAAATTGTTTTGTTTTTTCTGGTAAATAGGGGGTGTTAGTTGAAGGTTTTTGACTGAAATCAAATGTATTTCTATATCCAATAACTTCGTTTTCTAAATTTCTAATTAAATCCTGAACATTTCTATCTTGATAGACTGATGCTCTATTATATATTAATTTATCAAATCCTATCATTTGCTGAGTATAATAACCACCCCAGATATCATCCATTCTACCAACATATGGCCATACAGCATAGTGTTTTAAAGCATCTCTATGAATAAATGTATTCTGAGAGTTAAATGGAGAGAATTGAGATGAGGCATATGGGCTTGTAATATTGAATTTAACTATAGGTTTAAATGTTAAACGACACATAGCATCAATATCTGGGTCTCCGTCCCATAAATCGGCTTGGATTAATGGTGTTATTTTCTTTTTTCCTTTATATTCAACATCATTTTTTCTTTGTAGAGCTTCAATTGGATATCCTCTATGCCATAGATGAGATTGATTAGTTACTGATAGTGGATCAAATATGTTAAAGCGGGTATTTTCATAATAATCCACTTCTACTTCCTTTCCAATATATAAATCAGTTCCCCAATTATCATATGGAATATTATCATCATCAACAGTAGCTACTACATCTGCTCCATTTTGGTAGGCATAAACAAATCCAATATTACGACGTTGAATTGTTTTCCATCCTATAATTTCACTTAATTCAGGATATAATTCTGATTGTTTATCGGGGTGAAGGTAAGTACAATCTAATTTTTTATATTCTTCATGAGGTGTTTTAGTATCACCTACCACAACAAACTCCCAATTATCGCGCCTAGCAATCTCAGCAAACTTAAGAGTGGCAGTTGTTGGTTTATTAATAGTTGTTGTAACTATAAATTTTTTCATATTAGCTTTTTATTTTTTATGTATTTAATCCACTGTTCAATATAATAAGGAAATTTTGATTCTATAATATTTCTTTGATTTTCTATTTTATTTAAAACTAATAAGTTTTTATAATAATCAGCAAAATTACTTTTATCATTTTTATCAGGATGATATTCAAATATTATTTGATTTTGTAATATATATTCATTAACTGTAATTCCATTAGTTACTGCTATATTAGATACTAACATTCCGAAATAATCCCATGGTCCATATCCCTTCCATTCCTCTGGGATTGGAATTAATTCTTCAACCAATGATTTGCTATATACATCAAACCATCCTGCCCATTTGAAGTTATTTGCCTTTCTTAGATATGGTTCATCTAATATATTAGCTAGTTGTTGTATTTTAAATATATTTGATTTGTTCCATTGATCATAAGGAATATTTTGATAGTTTTCATTTACTAATTCATCCCAGGTATGATCCCATAGTTTATGGATTTCTGGTGTAATAACAAAATATTTATCTTTAACTTGTTTAGCAGACTCTATTAAATAATAAAGTAGATGTTCATGAAACCACATATCCGGACATATACCTATATAGTAATCTATATGTGATTCTATTTGTTTTTTTTCTAAATCTAAATGTCCCCATAATTCATCCCCATCATATATTATTGGTTGTACTGTTGCCCAGTCTAATAATGAGAGTAAAGTATTAAATTTATTAATAAAAAATTCTTTAGGCAATTTAGATTCATTCCAATTAATAATATAACTAGATAAATTTAAAGCTACATCAATGAATATTTTATCTTCAGAAGATAGATGCTGGTGTGCTTTCTTTAATTGAGTAAAGGAAAGTAAAGCATAGTCTATTTCCCAAGGCATTAAATGATATTTAATCTTAATATTCATTTTTTAATTTATTATAAACTTCTTTAATTCCTTGTTTTAATCCTATAAAATCAATAGGTAAAGCATTCCCTCCATCTCCATTATAGTTAACTCCACTACCATTACTAACTTTAACTTCAACTTTATATTCATCTAACTCATTTATTAACTGAGCTATTCTAGTTAATGTACAAACTGTATTATAAATACAATTTATTTCTTTAGGTAAATTTGTATTATTTATATAATATTCTACTATTTTAACTAGATCAGGCATATAGATGAAATCCATATACTTATCCTGAGAAATTTGAATTGGTTCCTTATTTATATACCTTTTAATATTTGCCTTAATAAATCTAGTATCTAATTCATTCTCATCGAATACTCCGAATATTCTGGGGTTATAGAAATTATCTTTTTCTAATATTGATTGTCTTATAACATGTTTACTTAAACCATAAGGAGTATCTTTAGCATATATTTCTGCTCCAGAACCAAAATGAATTAATTTATCAAAATAAGATTTATTAGCTAGTAAATTATAATACATAGATAAATTATCATCTATTATATTTCCGTTATCCTCAGCTAATCTACTTCCACCCTTAACAGCACAATGAATTACCACATCAAATAATCTATGTTTAAAGAAATCATTTGTTGCTTCTCTATCAGTTAAATCAAAATCAAATCTACTAATAGACATGACATTATGTATATCTTTAAGAGAATTATATAATGATTTAGCTATATAACCGTTTCCTCCTGTGATTAATATATTCATCGTTTTAGATTAATGTATATTGGAGTATTATTTTGAATTGAGTATTGAAATGATGATTCAAGTTCCTCTATTGTATTTGGTTTAAATGAAGTTATATTTTTAAATAAGTTCATTACTGATATATCTTCGCTAGCCCAATGAGAGAATCCTAAATAACCATAATCTTCATTTCTACCGCCACCTAATATTTTAACTGGGATATATTCATGGTTGATATAATTTCTAATCATTTCAAATGGTCTGTATATAGCAAATGGTGTAATTGAATATGCGAATGGAATTTTACCATCCATAGCTAATCCAATAGCCATTCCCATCATAGCCATTTCAGATGACCCTACATTATAGAATCTGTTTGGAAATGCCTCTTTTATTTCATCCCATAATCCATACCCTAGATCACCTGTAATTAGATAAATGTTAGGATTAGATTGCATTTCATTAAGGAGTAATTTAGCAAATTCACGTCTCATTATAATTGTTGTAAAGCGGTTTGATAATCGGTTTCTCTCATTACATGGTAATGAGCATTTAATCCTTTTAAGAAAGTAAAATGTTCTACTGTTGTGTAATGAATATTAACATTAGGGTAAAATGCTTGTAATCTTTGAGTTAAATATTTAGTATCAACTTCTTTATAAGCAGCATATCCATTTATATTAACATGCACTTCAATATTATTTATTTTTTCTTCAACTATTGTTTTAAGTGCTTCCCAAACACTTCCTTCAGCACATTCCCCATCACTTACTAACACATACACTTTTCTATTAGGATTGGCAACGGCTCTACCTAAAGCTATAGTAATACCTAACCCTAAGCTACCTGTAGAGCAATGTATTCCTGATTCTTCATCCCAATGGGGGTGACCTCCGTGTTTTAAAAATAGAGCTTCAGCATCTTGTCCTCTATACTTTTCTAAACAAACATATAAAGCTAAAGCAGCATGGCCTGATGATAATATGAATATATCATTTTTATTCATTTTCTGGTAGATAGAGTCTATTATTTCTAATGCTGAAAAATAGCTTCCTAAATGGCCTAATTTATGTTTGTAGGCGATTTCTACTAATCGTTTTTTTAATTCTACCATATAAATTTATTTTTATAATAATTAATTATATATTGAAGTTCAGTATTAAATTCAGCTTTAGGTTCCCAACCTAATGATCTTAGTTTAGAATCATCTAAAGCATATCTAACATCTTGGCCTGGTCTGCTATAGGTAAAGTCTATATAATTTTCAATATTGTTTATATTATTTAATGTAAGAAGTTTTTTAATAACATCCAAATTAGTTTGTTCAAATCCACCACAAATGTTATATATATCATTTTTAATACCAGATTCAATTATTGTGATAATAGCATTAGCTGTATCTTGAGCATGTAACCAATTTCTAATAGGAGTTCCACCATTATGTAATGGTATTTTTCTTCCTAATTTAAGATATTTACAAGCTTTAGGAATTAATTTTTCAACATATTGTCCACTTCCATAGTTGTTAGTAGGTCTAACTATAATATAAGGTTGATTATATGTTCTAGCCCATGCTAGTATTAACATATCAGCTGCGGCTTTAGTTGCTGAGTATGGGTTGCTTGGGTTTAGTATGTCTGTTTCTATATGTGCTCCGCTATCTATATCTCCATAAACTTCATCTGTGCTAAAATGTAATAATGTTGGTTTTTCACTATTTTCACCTCTATGATTCTTAATTAATTCTAATAAATGATGAACTCCATTAATATTAGAATGTATAAATTCATTACTATTAGCTATTGAGTTACCAACATGTGTTTCAGCGGCTGTATTAATAACATAATCACAGTCATATAGGAATTTTAAGTCATTTATATCACAATGTACAAATGAAAAGTTAGGATATTTTTTAAATTCATCTAATAAATCTTTATTTGCAGCGTATGTTATTTTATCTACACCTTTTACATACCATCCCTTTTCAAGACATGTTCTTGTTATATATGATCCTATAAATCCTAAGCATCCTGTTACATATACTACTTTCATTTATTAAAAAATTCTTTTATTTTATTACAAACATAATCTACATCTTCAATTGTCATACCATGGTGTGCACCTAATAAGAAACCATTTTTCATAATAGTATCTGAATTGATGAATGGTTGGAGGTATTCTCTATAAACGGGGTGCCTTGTTACATTACCAGCAAATGTTACTCTTGTTTGAATGTTATTTTCTTCTAGAAAATTAAGTAATTCATATCGCTTTTCTGTTTGTAACGGGATAGCTAACCAGTTTGGTTTAATATTATCATCAGGTAATAATATTTCAGGAACGTTTTTAAGATTATCTAAATAACGTTCAATATTTGCTCGTCTAATACCTTCAAATTCTTTAAAACGCTCTAATTGAACTAATCCAAATGCAGCATTCATTTCTGATGATTTGAAATTATATCCAAGTACGCCATATAAGAACTTATGATCGTATGGAATACCATCAACAGTATGATTAAATCTATCAGACATTACTTCTGAGTTATTCCCCATTCTACCCCAATCTCTAAATTGTAGACATACATTACGAAGTTTTTCATCATTAAACATTACCATACCCCCTGAACCACCTGCTGTGATAACGTGACTAGCATAAAAACTAGTTGTTGCAATGTCTGTTTCTAGAGTATGAGTTACTGTATCAGCTGAATCTTCAATTAAGATAACATCTTCCCTTCCTATTGCTACTAAACCATCTTTAATTGCTTTCCAATCTGGTTTATTACCTATTAGGTTAGGTATCATTAATACCTTTACATCATCAGTAATAGCGGATATTACTTCTTTTGCATTAGCACAGTATGTGGTTAAATCAACATCTACAAATACTGGAACTAATCCTAATTGGATAATGGGTGCTAATGTGGTTGAGAAGGTACATGCTGGTGTTACTACTTTAGTTCCTTTAGGTAACTGTAAACATGCTAGAGCAAGTAAACATGCTGATGAACCGGAATTAACAAATACACCGTATTTCTTTCCAAAGAACTTTGCTATTTTTTCTTCAAATTCGACTGAGCGAGGACCAAATCCGGCAATCCATCCATCTCTTAAGCAGTCAACTACTGCTTGAATTTCTTGTTCTCCATAAGATTCAAACTTATTGGGAGCGTACCATACTTTTTTCATATTAAGTTATTCTTATTAATTTACTTAAAAAATTCTGCACTATCACATTCTTCTCTAAAGAATTTGAGAGTATCTTGATTAAATAATTTTGTTTTATATAGATGTGTTAAATAATTAAAATCTTCTAAAGGACGACCATGTAATCCCTCAGCAATGTGCCATACTTTAATATGTTTATGATCATGGGTAAATAATTTACCATCTTTAACATAATAATGAGAAATAGGAGCTTGAGTTGGATTATTTAGAGCAAGATCAAAGATATGGTTTGTATAATTAACTCCTTTAGCTCTAACATTATAAACAACTTCACTTGTAGGATAAGGTCCATCTAAAACTCTAGTTGAATAACCACCTTCTGTCCATATCAACTCATTAAATGCTCCTTGTTCACCAAATACACTAGGATGAGTAACCATTAGCTCTACACATCTTTCTAACGCTTTGATATTATTAAAACATATCACTCCAGAATTAAGATTAGCACTATCTTGCATTGTTGTACCATCCTCAAATTCTAAAGTATAAAACGGAGTCTCAAAATATTCTGTCCTATCCTGAATATTGTAGTTTAATGTTGCTAATATATCGTTTTCATTATCTTCTAACATTTCTGTAAATCTAGCACATGTGATAGTATCAATATCTAAAACAATTAATTTATCTGCTTTGTAATATTTCATAGTTTCATATGCTATTACAAATTTCTGTGCTACACTACAATTAATTAATTTAGGACTACCAAATAATGTTAAATATTCTTCTAAATTATCATCATTAATATAAACCATTTCAACATCAGGGTGCCATTTCTTAAAACTTCTTAAACAACAATCTACATACTCATTATACCGAGATTGATCATTGTCATGCATTATATTTAATTCTGTGTATTTATCTACCATTTGAGTATGGTGGAGAAATTTACCTGTTGTTACGTTACTAAAAACGGCAATTGTTTTTGGAGGTGTGTTCATTTTATTTTATTAATTGTTTTGTAAAATTTAAAGCGGATTCAATTACTTGATGCATATCATAATATTTGTATTCTGCTAAACGTCCGCCGAATATAATATCTTTTTCTTGACCTGCCAAGTTTTTATACATTAAATATTTTTCATTATTTTCTTTATCATTAACAGGATAATAGGGTTCAGTAGTTTTAGCATCATATTCTGTTGGGTATTCAAATGTTATCCAAGTAATATCATTTTCATTATTTTCAAAATATTTATGTTCTATTACTCGGGTGAATGGTATTTCTTCATCTGTGTAATTCATCATAGCCGTTCCTTGATAGATGTCTTCTGGTATTCTAACGTGCTCAAACTTTGTTGTTTTATATTCCAATTCACCAAATTGATAATTATAGAATCTATCAATAGGACCAGTATAAATGACTTTATTATGTTCAGGTAATTCATCTTTAAAGTAATCAACTCCTAATTTAACTTCAACTCCATCAAGTAATTTCTCAAATATTTGAGTATATCCACCAATGGGGATACCTTGATATTTGTCATTAAAGTAGTTGTTGTCATAAGTAAAACGAACTGGGAGACGTTTAATTATTTCTTTTGGTAGTTCTTTAGGGTCTTTTCTCCATTGTTTAGCTGTATATCCTTTGATTAGTTTTTCATATACATCTGTACCGACTAATTTAATTGCTTGTTCTTCTAGATTAGTTGGTTCACCAATATGTTCACTTTGTCCTTTAATAATTCGCTTTGCTTGATCGGGATGTGTTATATTCCATAGTTTAGAGAATGTCCACATATTAAAAGGTAATGAATATATCTCACCTTTATAATTGGCTACTGGTCTTAAAGTAAAATTATTGAATGAAACGAACTGGTTAATCCATTTCCATACCTCATCATTTGACGTATGAAATATGTGAGGTCCATAAGTATGAATATTAATTCCCTCTCTATTTTCTGTATGGCAGTTCCCACCAATGTGATTTCTAGAATCAATAACTACTACTTTGAATCCAGCTCTATTTAATTCATAGGCACATATAGAGCCAAAGAAACCGGAACCTACTATTAAATAATCGTACATTTAAATATTATTAATATCAATAATTTCTTTAAGAGTTTCTTTAAATCTACTAAATAAATCAGCATAATATTTTGCTAATTCATAGTTATGATTAATAGCATCTTTTCTATTAAAATAATCTTCAGGAGTTAATTTATTAGTAACTTCAATGATTTCATTTTCATCATTACAATAAATAAAACCATTAACGTCATATCCTAATTCTTCTAAATTTGGACAACCCCAATATATAGGAACTGTTTTAGATAAGAAAGCATCAATTATCTTTTCTGTATGGTATCCTCTATTTGAGGAATTTTCAACACAAATTGAAAACATACTATCCCATAATCTTTTTTTACCATTAATATCCGTTACTATATGATGCCCATCACCATAATCATAATCCGGTAAGGTATAATACCACTGTTTAGGGATTGTTATTTCATCTTCACGTTTATGTAATCTGTGTCTTAAATGGTGTCCTTCAATTCGCTGTTTACCACCACATAGAAAGGATACTTCAAATTTTTTATCTAATTTATCTACATTATCTACATACTCTTTATCTAACCAGCTAATTCCAAAAGGGAAAAACACAGAATTAGGACATTTATCTAATATATCCTGTCCCCATGTTAGTACCATACTAAATAAGTGAGCATTCTGAAGAGCCCAATCATGGATACCAAATAATTGGTTTGGCTCCATTACCATTAATATATTATATGGATTAAAAGTAAGCTGTTCATAACTTACATTATGATAGTCATTAAATATAGAGATGGGTTTATTTTTTAAATCTTCTGTAACGACTTCTTCAAATTGTTCTTTAGGGATAAAATTAGAATATATTCTAAGCATCTATTGTATAATTAAATTGTTTTAAATATTCATTAAGTATTTTTTCTTCTATCTCTTTATCAATAGAATAATATTCCGAAGTATAAACCATTTCTAATACTGCTTTTAAACGATACTGAATCATTTCTTCTTCATCAATATTGGGGTTTGAATCTATTTCAGATATTCTGCCTTTCCAAACTAATGGTAAATCTTCTAATGTAAATTTGTAATCTGTTCCTGATTTATTATATGCATAGTAATAGTCTTTTTTAGGATTTATATTAGTCCATCCTTCTTTATAATCATTATATCCATACCTTATTTTAATATTATTTTCAAAGAATCCTACAGGAATATCAATAGCAGGACATTGATTATTATCAATAATAGGTTGAATATGTTGATAACCATCAAAATGACGACATAGTTCTTTTAAGGGTGATATTGTTTTATGTATAGGTACTGGTTTAATTTCAGCCAATCCAATTCCAAAATAATCAGGGCGAGGTAACTTAATATTGCTAAATTCTCCTTCAAACCACCATTGATAATATAGATTTTTAGTTATAATTTGAATACTATCAAAATTATTTGAATCTACTGATACGTAATTATTATTGATTTTATAAGTAGGATGAAAGTTAGATAAGGGTTGAGGATTAAATCCTTGTTTTACTGTTCTAATACATTCTGGCCAATGAGAAAATCCAACTGAGCATAATTCTTCATTTTTTATATTATTAGCTAGTAAATTTAAATATTCTTTAGAAGAATCAAAAAATATATGATCATGATTACAATAATACCAAATTAAGTTATTATCTAGTAATTTATAATCTTCTCTCCAATCATTTTGATATTCATTTCTTTGCCATTTTAATATTAAATTAAATCTATTAAATTCAGTCTTAATAAATTTTTCTAATTCTGATTGACGATTTTTGTAGATATTATCTAAAGATATTTTTAGAATTACTTTACTCCAATCATAAGCAACCGCTAAACTAGCTAATGAATATTTAAAAATATCAAAATTAGAGAATAATTTTAAATTTTGTCTAGCATTATGTTTTTGATATCCCCAATTAGGGTTAACTGGGGTTTCTGTAATAAATGTGTTGATAAATAATATCATATATTAATATTTTTTATTCCAACATTTCTTTTTACATTAATAGCAAATGCTGCTTCTGTCCCATCTGGTTTAAAATCATTTATTAGGTACCTAGGTCCACCTCCTACTCCCATTATTAATTGATCATAATATATTCCTAACTGAGATAGTTGTTTTTCTGTTGCTTGTCTCATAGATTCTTTCCTTCCAGTTAATAATATTATATTATAACCATTGCGTTCCCATTCGTTTAGTTTATCTATAGTGCCTTCTAATAATTCTGGTAAGTATGAATTTTTAGCTACTTCACTAGGCTTATTATGTTTTACTAAAGTACCATCTATGTCACATATAATTGTTTTTGGTCTGGGGTCCATTAGATGAATATTATGTTTGAGTTAATATTTGTTAATATATCGTTCTTTACTTCATCATTATATACTCCTGCTCTTAATATTACTATAGCTTCAGAAATATCTTTTAATATTTTTGGATTTTTAGATATTAAAGAAGTACCATATAATCTTTTACTTTCTTTTTTAGTATCATTATCTAATAAACAAACTATTTTAGATATATCTAATCCAAATGAAATTAAATATTGAGAAAAAACATGAGCACCAAATAAGTAAATAGGTAAATCTGTTTTATTTATAATTTCATTAATTTTATTTACATCATCTAAATGAGTATTAATATATTGTTGAAATGTTAATTTATTTTTTTCATATAATCCCTCTGGTAAGTTTACAGATACATTATTTGATTTTTTTGCACAATAAAATATACTATGATCCTTTCTAAAGTATTGTTTTTCAACTAATTCAAAATTATATTTATTTAAAAAATATTCTATATATGGTTCTGTAAAGTATATAGTATGTTCAAAATTAATACAGTTAGTGTAGTTATTTTCTAACATAACTTGCATATTAGGAAGAGTAAATATTAGTAAATCTCCACCATTCATAAAAGAGGATTTATGACTTATAAATTCATCTGGGTTGTATACATGTTCTAGGACATGAGAGTGAACTACTGCTTCAAATTTTTCATCTGATGTAAATTTATCATCAAAAAATCCTTTAATTACTTTAATAGGTAAATTAGGGTCTACTGTTGGGTTAGGTTCAATCATGGTCCATTTAACACTACTATCTAATTCTAGATATTTTTCTGCTAGTATACCATGTAACCCACCAATCTCTAAAATACTTTTTGGTTTAAATTTATGAACAAAATTAGCAAATGATGTATGATGTTCACTCCATGCTTTTCCTGTTGTACCTGATCCATGTTCTGCGCTATACACTACATCTAAAGGAAGTAATGGGTTAAGTTGGATCATTCCTGATTCTTTACTTATTTTCCAATTCATATCGGATAATACATCTTCTGATGGGGGTTGATCTGTGCATCCCATGAATACGGGAAATTGTTTAAAGGTATATAGATCTTCTAAATCATTATTGCCAAATAACACATCATTATTTCTATTTATATAATTCATTTAATTTATTTTTAATATTATTTTTTATTTTTTGATCAATATCTAGAAATTGAGATTTTATTGTGGATAAAAATTCAGGAGTAGATAAAATATAATGACCACATATTTTAATTATATCAGTTTGATTACTATATGGATTAAAATCATCATTTACCCATTTTACCCATTTTTTAGAATCATAACATATCTTCCAATATGTGTTTAAAATATCAACCATATTAGGTGTAGTCTGTATTTCATCAAGATACGTTTGAGTTTCTATAAGTCCAAATTCAGGTGCTATATTAATAGCGTCTAGTCCTAAATTAAATTTTTCTTTAATAACGGATACTGGTATATAATCGCCATTGTGTTCTTTAGATAATAAATTGTATTTTTTAGCTACACCAATCATTTCAGTTAAGCGTTGGCTGTCGTAGTGGCCTGTTTGATTTGTACCTTTCAATGAAGTACCGGATTGAATTACTAAGTATTTGATTTGATTATATGTTTCTGGTTTTAAGCGAGATTGGAGTTGATGAAGTAAATCTGCTAATTCATATGGTTCAAAACGTCTAATTGCTTCTTCTGTTCCTACTTCAAATTGTATATTGGGATTTATACTATAGCAATAATTAATCATATCTATTGTCCATTCTAATCCATCAGCAAATATAGGAAATTTTTTCCAAGGATCAATATGAATTAAATTTAAATATTGGCAATCATATTTTAATGATTCGTATCCATCATCCTCTATTTGTCCTTGTCCTGGTCCAGAATGATCTCGCTGGAGTAATAGTATATTGGAATATTTACTAAACTCTTCTGTTGTCCAATTATTTACATATCCTCCATTCCATTCTACTTGGCGACGAGATGGTATTAATCCAATTTTATTTTCTGTTTCATTACAAAATTCAACAATAGTGTCTACTACGTTTTTGGACATCGGTCCTATAAAGTACTTTGGTTCCATAATTTTAAATTTTTATATAAATTGTATTTTCCAAAATTAAATAAAAAGGTATTAAATGGATATTCATGAAGAGGAGCCATATTAATCCATATAATAGAAGTTAATATTTTTATTTTTATTAAATCATATCCTTGTTCTTTTATAAAGGAATGTAATACTCCTTTACACTCATTTAATTTACTATTAATTAGAATATAACAATTATCTTTAGAGTAATCAAATAAGTTTTTATTTACTATATCATGGTTTATAGATAAATTATGATTTAATTTAGCTAAATCATAGTATATATCTCCTACTTCTAAATCATTTGCGAAATCCTGTCTCCAATCAATGAGTGTAAATCCGGTTTCTGTTTCAATTATATTATCTAAAATAAAATCACCATGAAACTGAGATGGAATTCCTTTACATAACCAATTAGTATCTATAGAATCTATTAAATCATTTATTGGTGGAATTAATTCTCCATTAATACATTCTTCTTTATCTTTAGCACCGTTTAAGAACTGATTAATTCGTTTTTTAGTTTTAGTAATATAGAAATCGTAGCATTTAGTTTTAATATTTGGATCAGTTTTAGGTATCCAAAGATTTTGATTTGACCAATTTAAAAACTCTATAAATTTACTTCTATTTACTGATTTAGAAAATAATTTTCCTTCTGCTTTAGTATATTTATAAAAATTATCAGTAGCACCTATTATTTCAGGAACTAATCCTTTTAAATTATAGGCTCTACTTACTCTATTTTTATTAATAGTTTTATCGTAAAAGAATTTAATTACAAATTCATCAAAGAAAAATATAGATTCATCTTTTTTATCTAATACATCAATGCTTGAGCTGAATTTTTTTCTAGTTTTAATTAATTCTGAGGTGTTACCTATATCGAACCAATTACCATATGATATTTCTCTGTAATGAAAGTCAATTTCAGATAGCATATTATTAATAACGTGAATATCAGAAGTATCTTCATGTTTATTATTAATTAATTTTTCTAAATTATAAAAGAATAATTCAAAATCTTTTACTCCAGCTATTCCAACATATGAAAAATCATATCCTAATTCTCCTTTTTCATTTATTTTAACTAATTTACCTCTATCAAGATTTAATGTTCTATATTGAGATGAATCTTCTTTATGTGATCCTACAACCCAATTTTTATCTAATTTAGGTATTTTAAAATCTTTTGCAATAGTGTCTGATGCATGAAATATAAAAGGGCAATTCAATTCGTGTTTACATTGTAATATAGAGTATCCTAAGCTACTACCTTCACCTTTATATTTATCTACTTCTATAAATGTGAAATTTAGATTGGGATATGCTAATTGAAGAAATTGTCTTACATGATCACCATAATGACCTAATGTAATTACAAATTTAGTATCTTTAGGATATGATTCTATAATATAAGAAATAGCGGGTTTATCCGCTACTCTTATAAGACATTTATTAGTATAGTTTGTTAGTTCTCCTAATCTACTACCTAATCCACTTGTTGTTATTAATACTTTATGCTCTACCATAGTTATCTTCTAGTCTAACGATATCATCTTCTCCAAAATATTCTCCAAGTTGTATTTCAATGAATATTAGATCTTCAGTACCGGTATTTTTAATTTGATGTTTTGCTTCTTTTTCAATATGATAGGTATAACCTGATGTTACAGGAATAACGGTATCATTTAATTTTAATTCACCGCTACCTTGAACTATAGTCCATACTTCACTACGTTTAAAATGGTATTGATAACTTGGTGCTTGTCCCGGTTTAATAGTAATTTGTTTTACTTTACATAAATTACTATCTAATAAATTTTCAAATTCACCCCAAGGGCGTTGTTCTTTATAATTCATTGTTTGATTGTTTATTTATCCAATTAAATGTTTCATTAACACCTTCATATAATGGACGATCGAATTCAACTCCCATTTTTTCTCTATATAATTTATTATCTGAATTTCGCCCTCTCACTCCTACTGGGCATTTAAAGCCATATTTTGTTTTAAATTCATCTCCATCAATATTTCTAATAGTAATTGATTTTCCAGATGAATTAATAGCCATTTGAGCAAGTTGATTAATAGTAACCATTTCTTCAGAACCAATATTTACTGGTCCTAGGAATGATTCTTGTCTCATAAAAGTAAGAACAGCATCAATACAATCTTCAATATAAAGAAATGAGCGTGTTTGTTGACCATCTCCCCATACTTCAATTTCTCCTCCATTTAGTGTTTCAGCTGCTTTACGACACATAGCGGCTGGTGCTTTTTCTTTTCCACCTTCCCAGGTACCATATGGGCCGAATATATTATGGAAACGAGCTACACGAACATCTAAACCATAGTTTCTATTAAATGCTAAGAATAAACGCTCACTAAATAACTTTTCCCACCCATATTCTGAATCTGGATTTGCTGGGTATGCACTTGATTCCTCACAATTAGGGTTATTTGGATCTAATTGATTATGTTCTGGATACATACATGCTGATGAGCTATAAAATACTCGTTTAACTGATTGTTTAGTTGCTTCGTGAGCTACATTTAAATTAATTAAAGCGGAGTTATGCATTACATTTGCATCATTGTTACCTGTAAAGATATATCCTGCTCCCCCCATATCGGCTGCTAATTGGTATACTTCATCAAATGAATTTTCTTTATCATCTAATGATGTTTGATTTGGTGCAAATATTACTAAACTTACTATTTTAGGATCTCTAAGATCACCAATTACAAAATCATCTGCTGCTGTCTCCCAGTGTTCAGGATATTTTAAATCTACTCCTCGAACCCAAAATCCTTCTGATTTTAATTTTTTTACTAAATGTGAGCCAATAAATCCACCAGCTCCTAATACTAATGCTGTTTTCATAATGTGTTATAAAAATTATTTTGTTTTTCTTGACGTTCAATTGTTTTAGGATGAATTAAATCATATCCTTCAGGCAATGGAACTATTGTTTTAGCTCCAACTAAACGCTCATGTACTTTATTTATCCACTTTATTTCAGGAATATTTTTAAGTATACGGGTTTGATGATCAGGGTAATTAATCCATCCATTTTCATTAATATACCAACCCCATTTATTAATATGTTCAGATGTTAATCCTTTAACTGTATTAATTCTAGGTACAGCATATAATTCAATATCAGGATTCATTTCTAATATTTGAGGAAGTGATAATATTAATTCTTCCGATAGATATTCATCTGCATCGATTTGAAAGATATAGTCGCGTGAGCAGTGCTCTTTTAGATTATTTTTAAATGATGAAAAATCTCCATTTAATTCAAATATAATTCTATGGTATTCATATTTAGGCCCAATAACATTATATTTTTCAACTACTTGTTTTACTTCAAAAGTAGCAGTAGAATCCAATTGAACTACTATTTCGTCTTCAGGACGAATATATTTATTTAATTGTTCTAATAGACGTTCTAACTCAACATGCTCGTTGCATGCTGTAATTGCATAACTAATTGTTGGCATAAATTATTTTTTATTAAAGTAACCAATATATTCTAACGCATCCATAAAGTTGCGTTCAACAAATTCTTTTTTGGTAGTCATATCTGTCTTACCATCTTTTGATTGTACCGCTGACCATTGCCAATCATTTACTGATGTTCCTTCAGCAAATAACATTGATTTATCTTCTAACATTACGCTATTTGGATACCAGTATTTACCATCAGTATCTTTGTATTTAAGTGCTTTATATAGTTCTGGTAATGTGGCTTCCATTTGCTCCATATTATTATCATTGATAGTACTATTAGATGTAAATCCACACCCCATACAAATCCAAATGGTAACAGTACCGTTTGACATTTCACTACATGCGTTTGATCCGCATCTAAGGCAGTCTATTAATTTTTCTGTCATTATTAAAAGTATTATTTGTATAAATATAAATTATCTTTCCTGTATTAGTTGAGTACCACATTAATCTGCTTTTTTAAGTTTAGGTAATTCAATTTTCTTAAGTTGAGGTAATTTAAGTGTTACTGGTTTTGGAATTTTTTCATCAATTAATTCAATTAATTTTTCACCCATCTTATCTAAACTAAATTCTGTACGTGAACGATACGCTTGTCTTTTTGCCCCATCAACATAGTTTTTATAATTTTTATAAACATCTTCTAATATTTCAGATGCTTTAACATAATCTACTGTAAACCAACCTGATTCTGGTAGTAACATATTTTGTACCACTGCTGAGGAATGGATTTGCGTTACTTGTCCTGGTAATAATGTTGACATTTCAGCATCTAGAAAATCTAAATGGCCACTGTAATTAGAAACAATTACTGGTTTTTGGCTGATTGATGATTCAAGTAATGGTCTACCATATCCTTCTCCTTTAGTAAATGATACGTGTGCTTTTACTTTAGGGTGATTATATAATTCATTTACTTCACCATCTTCTAATTCACCATGAAGTAGATATATATTTGGTAAATCTTTATCACCAACGTGGATTCGTATTTTATTTATTTTTTCTAATATTTCTTCTCTATCCATTACTGAGTAAGTGGCAGATGATGTTTTTAGTATTAGTCCTGGTTTTTTCTTTTTACCTTTAAATGTTTCAAGGAATGTTTTAATCAACATACCTACATCTTTTCTATCTTGTCCTAATTCTCCTTGTAACCAATGACCAACAAACAAGTAATTAAATTCTTCATTGATAGTATTCAATACATCACCCACTTCACTCTTACCTGCTACTGCGTCTAATTTTTGATATATATTTAAATCAACTCCTTCAAATAAAACCTCTACTGGTTTTTCTAATTTGATAGTTCCTACTACTTGATTATTTTGATTTCTATCACGTTGTTCAAACGCTGAATTTTCAAATACTGTTTTAGCATGTTTAGATGATACTAAAGTTAAGTTCATTCTGTTAACACCTTCAATCCAAGTAGCATCACAAATTGTAGTTTCAATACCAGCTGTTATCCCAATGTTGAATTTACCAATTGCTTGAAATTCATTTGGTACTGTAATCTGCATCCAAACATCTGGTTGTTTAGGTAATTGTGGTTGTGCCCAAATACAGTCTAGTATTTGTTTATGTTCAGGATTATCTGCTTGTAAGAATCCAAATGGAGTACTACCCCATCTTTGTGGTAAGATTTTAATATCGTATTTATCCGATTTTAAAAGCGCTTTTATAATATCTCTACTACGTGCTCCGTAGCCGCTGTACGTGTCTATTGGACAGCTAATAAAAAATAGTGGTTTCATATAACTTATTTTGCGATTGCGTGTTTTACGTAATGTTTTGGTTGTTTTGGTGTTTCTAATTGAATTAATTCGAATCTATGACGTGGTTCAAATTTAGCGAATGTTGCTTCTATACCTTCAATAATATTATCAGACATATGTTTTGCTGTCATCATTGCTTCATCTGAATGGACCCATTTATGAGCAGCTTCGCATTGTTCTTTATATAGTTCTGGATTTTGTGTTTTATTGGTATATAATTTTTCAATTTGAGCGGCAATATCAAATGGTTCTGCTCTATCATCATAGATATATGGTGTTGGAATTGAACCTACAATTGATATGTTGCTTGGGAATACGGGGTATGCCCATTTGCCATGTTTCCTATATTTACCCCTATGATTTGAACCGAATTCTTCAGTGAATTTAATCCAATTACCCTCTTTATCTTCAAAGCGCATTTGATCCTGCATACCACCTGTTACTGTTGCGATAATTGGTTTTCCACAAATCATTGCTTCAGTTAGTGACAATCCCCATCCTTCGTTTGAGCTAATTAAAGCACATCCATCAGTAGCGTTGTAAAGCAAATTCATTATGTTTGATGGGTATTTATTTTCATCAAAGATAATATTGTATTTTTCTTCATTTCCAAATAACATTTCCTTTACAGCCCATAAATCAGTTCCATTTTCGTCTCTAACTTGGGTATGTAATACTAATGCTGTTTTCTTTGCTTTATCTTCTGGTAGTGTATCAACAAATATTTTCCAAGCTAGCATTAAATCAGAAACGCATTTACGACGGATGTTACGCGCATTATATAGTAAAGTAAAATCGTATTCTTTTCCATTATATAAATTCTTTTTAAATTCTTGTAAAGATAAGTATTCAGGATGTTCAGTTGTAATAGGGAAGAAGAATTTTTCATTGATACCATGTGGAATATATTTAATAACTTTTTCAGCTGCTATTTCTTTACCTAATACTGAATGATTGATATTTTCAGTTTGCTTACTAATTGCTAATAAAGCATCACATGACTCATAGTATGATTTATTATACATTGGATAAGGTAAATCATCCCAAATATTAAGATAAATAATGGGAATTTCCTTTCTAATTTCATGTTCCATTTGAAATAACCAAATCCAATATCTTGGATCAGTAAACATCATTAATGCATCTGGTTTTTCCATTTGGATCATTTGCTTTAATAGCATTGGGTCACCATATCCATGAATTGGATATAATATAACGCTAGCATCATCTATACCAGCATGAGTATTTGTGTCACCATTAAGATCAAATCGTTTACCTTGATCTGGGTGGTTAATAGCTCCTCCTAAATTTACCCAATTGTAGTGATGAGCTGTACCTAATACGATTTCTCTAGCCATTGTAGAGATACCTGATGTCATTCTAATGTCGTCGCAAAGTAATAGGATTTTTTTACGTTGCGCTTGGGGAATATAACCTTCTTTCATGTAAATTTGTTTAAATACTTCCTGTAAATTGTGTGTCTAATGTATTATGAATATTTTTTCTGTATTCTTCGTCTGTTAAGTATAGGAACATTGATCTTTCTGTTAATTTTTGAACGCTGAACTTGTACTTAACACACGCAATTTTAAATTGTTCAAATAGATCTTCAGGGATCTTTACGGATGTTAATTGCATTTTTGCCATAATAATATATTTTGATATAAATATATCCAATTATCAGGAAACCTCAATCTTATCGCAAAGTTCTGATTTATCTACGTATGGACACCATTTGCAACTATTTTCTCCTATTTGTTTAAGGTAAGATTTTATTTGTGGTTTTCCAAACTCATCAAAGCAGTCTTTAATAAAATTTTCCATTTTTTCTACTGCTTGTCGTCTTTTGGTTTTTCCGCTAGCGGGCTTAAAGGATTGAACCCTTGGGATTGGGAACTCAGACGCTTCCCAGATTTTCCTTTTGACAATAAAGTATTCAACTTCGATTCGATCAACGTCGAATCCAAATTGCCTTCCGAAATACTCTTTATAAAGGAGGATTTGAGCGAGTTTATTATCGTCCTTCTTTTCTCTTTCGCCCCATCCACGCGTCGAGGTTTTGATATCATAAATGTAAACTTTTTGTAAATCTTCATCGTATAATACAAAGTCAATATAACCTTTTAAATATACGTTTTTGTTTAAGCCAACTAATAGTGGCATTTCTATTCCTAGTAATTTTACTTTACGAACAGTAAATAATTTATTTCGTCTAGTTTTAATCCACTTTATTATTGCTACTCCATCATCATAAAATTCTCTCATTTCCTGAGCGTTGGTGAAGTGTTCTTTGGTTTTTTCATACTCTTCTGAGTATACAGCTCTAAAACGATCAGTGAATAATGTTTCTAAATCTATTCTATCAGCGGCTGCTCCACTCTCATTATACATCACATCAATATATTTCTGTAGTGTTTCATGAAACGCAGTTCCAAACACAGTATGAATTGTTGCTTGGTATGGGTTTTTATTTTCAACATATGATAAATACCATTGGTGAGGACATGTAGCATATATTGAATATTGTGAGTAAGAGACAGACCGCTGAAAGGAATAGTTTATTTCTGGGGGAGTGTGGTTCTTAATTCGTAATTCAATTTCTGATAGTTTACTTTTGGCCATATTTTGCTCTTATTGCTTTACCTAATTCCATATCATTATGGTATTGTTTAACTAAATCCTGAATTGTATTTAATTTGGTAATTTCTTTTTTTAGGTATTGGGCCATGTCTAATGCCTCTTCATAGGCATGTTGAAGCATATTTTGATGATCATTTTCACACAATGTGGTGTTATATTTTTCCACCCCACGTTTAGAGCGTGATACTAAATCCGTTATTACAGATATAGTTATTTTATCTTTAACAGGATAGTAATCATCGGATTGTTTTATTTTAAATCCATCTACGCTTATTCTATCTATATGTTTCATATATTCTTTAAATGATTTTGAATCACTAATATACCCCATTGATTTGTTGTTTAATAGTTTCTAATTCTTCTTTATCAATCATATCAATATATTCCTTAGCTTCTTTCTTACTAATTTCAAAGTATGATTGTACTGCTTCTATATCTTCAACCTTATAGTCTTTTTTCGTAGTAGGTTTAATGTATTTAAGATACTTATACTGTTGTGGAATGAGATCCTTATACAGGTTGTATAGGTATTCTCCTTTCATTTGCCAAGTATTCTTTTGGACATAATTTACTACTTCACAATACTCTTGATCCATACTTAGATAGCGATTGACCATCCAATTATTCCAGCCCTCGTCACCTAGGTATGGACCCTTTGTAGTTGTAATATTTTTAATATGATCAAATATATTCATTAGTAATTTCTATCGTTATCGTTATATTTTTCTGATGCTTTCTGCTGTGATTCTCTCATTTCAAGTTGTCCTGCTAAGTATCTAACACGTTCAACAGCTGAATTAAAGTCTGATATTAATTGGGTATTAGTAGCGACTAAGTCATCATTTGTTTGTCTTAGTTGTTTATTTTCAACACCTAATCTTTGTGCTACAGCGATTGCATCAGCAAGTTGTTGTTCTGTTTCTTGTTTTGTCATTATAAATTGTTTTATTTTTTTAAATATATTAAGCATTTTCTTTTTCTTTATCCATTAAAGCTTTTACTGCTGGTGGGAGCGTTTCATCATTAATTTCATTACATTTTGTACAAACCATTACTGGAATAGGTACATTTTGGTCTGTTGATAATCCTGAAGCAAAACGAGACCATTTACGTATCATTACTACTTCTTGAAAGAATGAATTTCCACACTCACATGTTATAGGAGTTGTTTGACTTAGATCAAGTCGCATTTCTTGTTGTTGACTCATTATAATATTTATTTTTTATTTGTTTCTAATATTTTTGCTATGCAAGCTGCAAAGTTAATTTCTTTATCTGGTACTACACCTGATCTCCAAATGAAATCATCTAATATAACTGATATTTCAGCATCGTGTCCATAACTAAATTTATCTAAATTATCAAACATATAGCGGTAAGCAACTTGAAAATCATCGACTTGAGCGTCGGCTACAATTTGACGAATAATATACCAAGCTTTCTTATCACGCGCTTTTAACGTTTCTACTACCTTAGATAACCAATCTGTATTTAATGCTATCCACTCATATTTACTCTCTTTAGTACCTGCTTGTAGATATTTAATAACTGATCTAATATCAGGATAATATTCCTTAATTAGCATAGCTACATTTTTAATATCATAAGTAACACCTTCAACATCTAGTATGTTTTTACAAACGTGTCTAGCTACATCAGGCATTGATGGTGGCTTCAGTATATGAATCTCACAACGTGATGTTAGTGGTTCAATTAAACGCTCAATATAATTACATGTTAATATAAAACGTGTATTAATTGAGTATTCTTCAATAATGTTACGGAGTGCTGCTTGTGCTGGTTGAGTTAAGAAATCAGACTCATCTAATATTACTACTTTAATAGGATTAAATGTAGCTGATGATGCGAATCCCTTTACCTTTTCCCTAATCATATCGATACCATTCTCATCTGATGCGTTAAGGTAGATGTAGTCGCATTTGATATTATTTACTATTAGCTTAGCTAATGTTGTCTTACCAGTACCAGCTGTACCAGAGAATATAAAATGAGGAATATCGTTTGAAGCAATACAACCGGAGATGCGGTTTTTAACCGCATCGTTCCCGATATATTGTTCTAATGTTTGTGATCTATATTTCTCAATCCAGAGTGTATGTTGTTTTTTCATAACTTAAATATATAACTTTTATTTTGCCTTTCAAATTACATCATTCCACCCATCATATCCATTCCCATTCCACCATCATTTTTCTTTTCAGATGGTTTTTCATGAATAACACATTCAGTCATCAATAATGTTACTGCTGCTGCAGCTGCATTTTCAAGTGCTGAACGTACTACTTTAGTTGGATCAATGATACCTGAACTATAGGCATCTACTAATATTTCTTCTTCAATATTAGGTACTAAAGATGAATCTTCATTATGGTCTTTTAATTGCATCAACCACTCATAGTGATTTTCACCAGCATTAGTTAAGATCTGTGCGAATGGTGTACTACACGCTGCAGATACAATACGTTGACCTTTATTAAAGTCATCACCATCTACTTTAGCATAGCTAATTGCTTCTCTAGCATGTAATAATGCTACACCAGCACCTGGTAAGATACCTTCATCAAGAGCAGCTTTAGTTGCTTGTAAAGCATCATCTAATCTGTCTTTCTTTTCCTTCATTTCAATCTCTGTTCCACCACCTACATTAATGATAGCTACTCCACCAATCATTTTAGATAAACGCTCTTGTAATTTTTCAATTTCGTATGGTGATGTTGAATTATCAATTTGATTTTTTAATTCAGTAATGCGTGCTCCAATTTCTACTGTATCACCTTTACCATCAACGATTGTAGTTGTATCTTTACCTACAGTAACTGTTCTAGCTTCACCAAACCAATCTTTATTAAATTTATCTAGTTTCATACCTTTTTGGTGTGATACTACTGTTCCGCCAGTTAATGTAGCGATATCTTCTAAGATCAATGTTCTACGTTCTCCAAAGTCAGGTGCTTTAACAGCAGCTACTTTCAAAATACCTCTCATTTTATTTACAATTAATGTTGCTAACGCTTCACCTTCAACATCTTCAGCTACAATCAATAACGATTTATTTTGTGTTGATACTGATTCTAGAATAGGCAATAATTCTTTTACTGTTGATATTCTACTATCTACAATCAATACTAATGGATTCTCTAATACAGCAGTCATAGTATTGTTATCTGTAACCATGTATGGTGACTTATAACCTCTATCGAATTGCATACCCTCTACTACTTCTAAACTAGTTTCCCCAGTACGCGACTCTTCAACAGTTACCACTCCATCTCTACCTACTTTCTCAATAGCTGTAGCTACTAATTCACCAATTTCAGTATCACCATTAGCAGATAATGTTGCAATTTGTTTAATTTGTGTTTCATCAGCTACGGGAACAGACATTTTCTTTAATTATGCTACTACTGTTTTTACAGCGGCTTCAATACCTTTTTTTACTTGTGTTGCATTTGTTGATGCATACGATGTTGCCTCTAATGCTTGCGATGCTATAGAGTGTGCAAGAACAGTTGATGTTGTTGTACCATCACCTGCGGCATCTACTGTTTTTTCTGCTGCTTGCTTAATTACGGTTGCAGCCATGTTCTCGATTGGATCTTCCAATACTACTGTTTTAGCTACACTAACACCATCTTTAGTTGATGCTACTTGTCCGTATTCTTTTTCAATTAACACATTACGTCCGAAAGGACCCATTGTTACTGATACAGCGTTATTGACCTTGTCAATACCTGCTTTTAATTTTTCTTTTGCTTCTCTGTTAAAACTGATTATTTTACTCATTTATTATGTTTATTTTATTAATACAATTTATTTCCTTTTTCAATTTCTTTTTGAGAATCTTCTAATAATTCTCCTAAATGTTCTTTTTTAAGTTCAACTTTAGTTTCATCTTCTAAAATTGCGATTAAATCTTGTTCTTTACATACAACATATTCTTCACCATCTACTGTGATGCGTTGTCCTCCAAATGATGGGAATATTACGGTAGCTCCTACCTCTGTTGTATTTGGAATTACTATCCCATTCATATTAACTACTCCGGGACCTGAAGCTATAACTTCACCCATTAGTGGTTTTTCTTTACCGGCATCCGGTACAATGATGTTTCCATACATCGTTTCTGTTTCGTCTTGTTGTTTAATTACAACGTGGTTGTGTAACGGTTTGATTTTCATTTTTTATTTTGTTTTTATGTACTAAAATTGCTTCTTCTAATTGCTCTAAACTTACTGTAATTGAGCCATATTCACCATCGGAACAATCAAAATGTACTTGATTATCCATAATAGTCATATAAGCGTCTCTGTTAAATTTAGCTTTTGTGTAAATAACGTTTGTTACTATTTTCATAACAATAAAATACGACAGGTCTTTTGGTTTACAAAACTTTATTTAATTGATATTTTCTTTGGTGCTTTAGATTCGGCATAAGGAATATCTATAATTAGTAATCCTTTATCCAATTTAGCTGTTAATTTACTTAATTCAAATTTACTAGCTACTTTCCATGCTAAGTCAAATGAACGTCTAGCTATACCTCTAGCGATATAGTTTACTATTTCATTATCATTTTTGTTTTCGTGTGATACTCTTAATGTGTCTCCTTCTACTTGAATTTCTAGGTCCTCTTTATCGAGACCTACTACTGCGAGCTCAAAGCATAACCCATTTTCTGTTTCGTAGATATCTACGGGGTAATTAATTTTTTCTTGAAATGTGTTGAATGTCGAATTGGAATTCATAAAATTTTTCCAAACGATGTCAAAAGGGTCTATTGCCCATTCTTTTAGGTATGTCATTTTGTTTGTGTTTGTGCACCCCTAAGGTATGCGGTTAATTAATATATCGTAACTAGGACCTGTCGTATCC